CTCTTGATGTCATTCTTGGGGGTGGTTGGCCTACTAATCAGTGGCATGAGATTGTTGGTGAAGCAAGCAACGGAAAAACAGCGCTTGCTCTCAAAACAATTGCCGCTAACCAAGAACGAGACCCAGAGTTCACAACAGTCTGGGTAGCTGCCGAGCAGTGGGTTCCTTCTTACGCAGAAATGTGCGGGGTGGATCTTTCTCGAGTTTATGTTATTAACACTAATATTATGGAGGAAGCGTATGAAGCGGTTATTGCGTTTGTGGAAGCTAAGGCTATTGATTGCGTGGTCATTGACTCGCTACCCGCGCTTGTACCGGGTGCCGAGGACGAGAAAGATATGGATGAAGCAACCGTTGGTCGCGGTGCTCTTCTCACTGGCAAGTTTTTCCGGAAGGTTGGCAAAGCGAGTAAAAGGTCGTTAACGGAAACGGAAAGACCGTTTATTGGGCTTGTGATTAATCAATACCGTATGAAGATTGGGGTCATGTATGGCGATCCGAGAACTACTCCCGGAGGCGAAGCCAAGAACTATGCGTTCTTTACTCGCGTGGAAGTTAAAAGAGATGATTGGATTGAGGTCGGTTCTGGGCAGGATAAGCGCCGTGTGGGACAGACTATTAAGGTTCGTACTCTCAAGAATAAGTCTGCTCCTCCATCCCAGACGGCTTACCTCGATTTCTACTTTGCCAACGGAGACGCCTGTACAGCGGGAGAGTACGACTTCTCTAAGGAGATTGTTGCCCTAGGTATACTTAATAAGGTTATTGTTCGTGCGGGTGCGTATTACCGTTATAACGGGCAGCAGTGGCAAGGTGCTGATGCTCTGGTAAAATCTATTAGAGAAGAAATTGATCTTAAGGAAGCATTAGACAAGGATGTTCGTAAAGCCATCTTGAGCGCGTCAAAGTACGTGGCGGAGGAGTCTGATGAAAACTGAGGGTCAAAAGCAATCTAAGAAGCATGAAAAACGTCTTGCTAAAATTGTAGGTGGTTCTACAGTTGCGGCTAGTGGTGCTTTTTGGAGCCGCAAGGGAGATGTTCGGTCAAAAGATCTTTTGATTGAACATAAATGGACAGGGAAGAAGTCATTTTCTATTAAATCGGATGTTCTAGAAAAGATCGTCAAAGAAGCAATATTAGACGGAAGACTACCTGTCCTTGGTTTTTCACTGAACAATGAGAATTACATAATCCTACAAGAAGACGACTTTCTGGAGATTCGCCAAAATCTTCAGGAGTACCAGTGCGAAGAGACGAATCTTGGAGAGACAGAGCCAAGTGTATAAATATGGACACCGAACTCTTTTTTCCACCAAGAGATAAAGAGCAGTATAAAACAATTGCTGATAAAGCTAAAGCAATTTGTTTTGGAAAAGACGGCAAGGCGGCTTGCCCTGTTCGTTTAGATTGTTTAATATATGCAGACTATGAAGATGAACAGCACGGTATTTGGGGTGGACTTAGTCATAGGGAACGAAGTGCTTTAAAAAGAAAAGCAATACGCTCAGGAAAATCATTTGAGGAATGGGTTAGATTAAATGCTAGACGTAAATAAACCAGTTAAATGTGAGGAATGCGCCACATGGTGGCGAGGGTTAGAACACCGTTGCTTACAACCTTCACCTAAATCGCCTACAAAAAAGGAATACCATGACTACAAATTCCCCAAAGAAGTTGACTACAAAGAAGAATTTAACCCCAATAAACCGAACCCAAGAGTCTATTACAACGGCCAACCCATCGTTTAAAAAGTTTTTGGACGCGGGTAAAAATAAAAATCGAGTCCTTACACCATTAGAACGGTATTTAATTACCAAACCTAGAGACACATCTAGGTCAACAACTGTTTTACACCCGTCTGAGATGGTGCGGGATGATTGGTGTCACCGCGCATCGTACTTTTTGCTTCAAGGGCGTACACCTGCCGAAGAGCCTTCAAGCAGGAGAAGTTTAAAGACTCAGTTAGTGTTTGGAGAGGGTCACGCGATCCATCACCAATGGCAAAGCTGGTTTGGTGATATGGGCGTTCTGTATGGTATGTGGAAATGTCGTAAATGTCCATATAGTTTTTGGGCCCAAAGCCCTAAAGAATGCCCTATTTGCCAACATACTCAGTTGGATTATCGAGAAGTACCTGTGTCCAGTTCTAAGCATTGGATTTCCGGTAACGCAGATGGTTGGATTAAGGGCTGCGGGGAAGACCTTTTATTAGAAATTAAATCGGTAGGCGAGGGCACTTTCCGGTTTGAAGATAAAGATCTTTGGTATGAGTCGGGTCAAAACTTTGAAACCGCATGGCGTAATCTGAAAGCACCATTCCTTAAGCACATCATGCAGGTACAGGTTTATTTGAAGTTGCTGGAAATCATGGAAAAGGATGGCCCACAAGAAGCTGTTCTTATTTATCAGGCAAAGCCTAATCAAGAAGTTAAAGAGTTCATTGTTCGTAAAAGCGATTTCGGTATTAAAGAACTTTTTGATAATGCGCTTGCTATTGTTGATGCGATTAAGTCTCAAACACCTCCGCCTTGTAATGTTAAGGGCCCAAGTCTTTGTAGCAAATGTGAGGTTTACCCATGAGCATTAATTTAAATATCCCCACTGTTAGTCAACAAGCGTTGGATCTTTTGTCTTCTCAAGGGCTCTCTATACCAACATTTACTCCGATTACGACTCCAGTATTGCCGTTAGATATAACAGAAATTGATGACGAGTCTTTAATGGAGTTGTTTACTTCTTTTACTGCGTTCCTTGATTTTGTTTCTTATCAGTTAGCTTTGGCAGAAATTGATGAGAAAGATGTTGATAAAAGGTTAGATTATGCAATTAATTCAGCTATTGCATCTCAACCTAAAGCCTTAGCATCTGTCATTAAAGCAACAGCGTCTTCTCATCCTGATGTTGTAAAACTTTTAGAAGAACAAGCAGTTAAATATAACTATCGTAAATTAATTGAGACCATGGTAGAGAATTTAACGCGTGATTCTATGCTGATTAGTAGGGAATTAACTAGAAGAACCTCTGGCGGTACTCCTATGACTCGCGCTCGAAAGTTTATTACATGAAAACTGCAAAAAAATTTGGCGGTACTTTTGACCCTAAAAAAGACGTATGGGTTGGTATTGATCAGTCTTACACCGGTTTTGCTGTGACCATACTAGATGCTGACGGGGGGTGGACAACATGGGTATACAAATCAGAAGGGGCGGGGGTTGAGCGGCTCAACTCCATCCGCAGTTTTCTTACTTCTCTTTTTGTGTACGACTTACCTAACCTTAAAATTATTGATGTGGCTATGGAAGGCTATGCTTTTGGTAGCCAAATGGCTAACATGTTGGGTGAGTTGGGTGGTCTAGTAAAGTTATTTTGTTACGACGAACTCAATATTAAACCGCTTATTGTTCCCCCAACTAGTTTAAAGAAGTACGTTACTGGTAAGGGCAATGGGGTTAAAAAGAATCAAATTTTGCTTCATGTGTACAAAAAATGGGATGTTGAGTTTACGGACGACAACGCGGCGGATTCGTTTTCTCTTGCTAAGATAGCCTCAGGGTTATATGACCTTACTTATGAAAAAGAAGTCTACAGAAAGTTGAATGATGGAAAACATCGAGCCTAAACCTATTAGTGAATTGCGCCCAAAAGATTACAATAGTGCTGTAGATCTTCGTGGGGAGCCCACACATGTGTGTATTTGCGGGTGCGATGTTTGGAATGTAAAAGCCGCTTTTCATGACTATGAGATGTCCTACTATTATCGGGACATGGAGTGCGCAAACTGTGGCAGCCTCGCCACAGCCCCCACCCCACTTGATATGCCTGAGGATTACCAACCAACGTATGACTGTTGCCCTCAAGATGATTGCGGAGAACATTAAGCGCGTTTAACAATCTCTGGTGTACACTGTATTTGCGGGAAAAACAACACTAGAGGTTAAAATGTCCGAATTACAAGATGAGAACGTGCTTAAGGTCAGTGGCGGTAGCAATCCTCAGTCTGTAGCGTCTGCTATTGCGCACAGTATTTATGAGACCCGTGAGTGCAAAGTGCGGGCCGTGGGCGCTGGTGCAGTGAATCAGGCGGTTAAGGCCATTGCAATTGCTCGCGGTTACGCGGCCCCTAGAGGATTAGATTTAGTTTGTATTCCGGGCTTTGCTAGTATTGAAAGCCACGATGGGCAAATTAGCGCCATTGTGTTTGTTGTTGTTGCTCGTTAATACAGACACACACTGTAAATTCCTATACTCTTGTAGTAATAGAGTCGCTCTATCTTAGGAGTTATTGTGGCAACAATTGCCCCCGTTCCCGGCAGTGGGCCGGATGTTTCGTATGATTATCCTTCGGCGTCCCCAGAAATGGGTAAGCTTATGGCTCGTCATGCTATTAAGGCACAAGATCCAGCACTTATGCCTCATTTAGCTCGCCGTCAGGTTCCACAAGAGCGCAGCGGAGCGGCTTACGGCGTGTCAGTTCAGGCCATGGCAAATGTTGCCCCAGAAGCCGGTCCTACTACGGCAAACGCACGTCTTTTTAAACCAGCCATTATGCGGTCAGCCCCTAACTTCTACGAAGGTACTTCTGACTTCGACTGACACGCCAGCAGATTACGCCCCGCTTTTTAGCGGGGCTTTTCTGTTTTATATGGTAAAGTTTTAGTATGGCGAATCAAACAGAGACACGTTCAGCCGCGTCGATCTTAGACTTAGTCGCGTCTTTAACAAAAGACTACGAAAATAAGTGCCGAGTAGGACGCTGGTTTGACACACTTGATGTAGAAGAACGCACCGCTTTAGAGTCGCTTTTGGCAAAGCCAAGGGCTAACCGCACCGAAGTATACGAACGTTTATGCGACATTACCACACTTCCATTTAAAATCACTTTATTTAAAGATCATTTGAAGGGTTCCTGTTCATGCCCCAAACGGTAAATACAAAAAGCTTATTGGACGCTATCAATGAGTTACTTTTAGAGCCAGATATTGACTCTCCATCGATTTTACAACCAATTAAACCAGCAGTACTTCCAAGTCTTAAACTTAAATCTAAAAGAACTAAACCGGACGGATTAAAGTGTGCTGTACTCTTACCTGACACCCAAATCGGATTCCGTTATTATCCGGATGCTGGCCTTCATCCTTTCCATGATACTGTCGCCATTTCTGTGGCTCTCACTATCCTTGCTACTTTACAGCAAGAGTATGGCGTTGATGTCGTTGTCAATTTGGGTGACACGATGGACCTTGCGCAGGCAGGTAAGTATGAACAAGAGACGGTTTTTGCTCACACGCTCAACCCGTCTTTGAAAGCAACTCACGATTATTTTGCTTCCCAGCGAGCTATTTGCCCTACTGCTGAGATTGTGTATATTGAGGGTAATCACGATTGTAGAGTTGAGAAGTTAATTCGGGAAAAAACGCCGTCATTATTTGGGGCTAAGCGTGTTGATCATGCTGAGTTTCCTGTCATGAGTTTGCCCCATCTTCTGGCTTTAGATACTTTAAACGTTAGCTACCAAGAGGGCTATAAAGCCGCAAAGTATGTTTTGAACCACCGTTTAATTGCTAAGCATGGGACTAAAGCTAGGTCTAATGGTTCTACTGCGCACATGTATTTAAATAGTAACCCCCATGTCAGTACCTTATTTGGGCACTCTCACCGTATGGAGACTGCTTTTAAAACCCATGACACTCCTGAGGGTCCTGTGCGTCAGATGGCGTACAGTCCGGGTTGCTTGTGCCGAGTAGATGGGGCTGTTCCATCCACTAATGGGGCGGTAGATTTGAATGAAAAGCCCGTTACTTTTTACGAAAACTGGCAACAGGGTATTGGTGTTGTTTGGTATAAAGATAATGGTGATTTTACTATTGAGTCCATTCCTATTTTTGATGGGTGGGCTGTTTATAGTGGGCAAGAGTTTAGGGCTTCTAGTTAAGCAATTACGTTTAAAATAGGAGTATGGCCTCCACTCACCAGAATATTCAATCCCTTGGTGCGGGGGGCATGTATGACACGAATACCGCCTATGGGGGTGGCGGTATCCCTGTTGCTCGTTCCGAACTTGATTTTCTTCGCATGGGTGTGGGGCGTGAACCCCAAGCAGAATATCCTGATGGTTATTTAGGAACTATTCGTACTCGCCGGGATGATCGTGGTCGTCCTAACAGTACTTCTGAGCAGGTTTTAGATAGCCTTAAGGTTCGTCTTGGGCAAAAGTCTTATCAACGTGGTGTTCACCGTGGTGAGCGTGTTGATCCGCAGGATTATTTTTATCCGGATTCTTTGCGCCCTGAGCGTGGGATTATGACCCAAATGAGGGCTGTACAGGACGGTAATACGTTGTTAGTTCCGCGTCAGGCTCCGCAGTTCAACATGGTTCCTCCACCGCATCTTGTGAATGATGGTAAGGCTAATTTGCAGAGTACGTCTCCGGGGCAGATTGATGAGAAGAGAGCTGCCCAGTTGCGTCGTTTTAAACCGGCTTGGAGTTGACATGGAAGATCCAGAATTGTTTGCGGGAGACCGCGCTAAGTTTATTCAGGACCATGGGATCAAAGACTTGCGGTTCCACAAGGGTAGCATTATTGGCAAAATGGGTTTCACTCACAATAATAAAATAGGGCAGCAGTTTGAGTTTGTTAACTTTGGCAAAACCATGAAGTCTGCCAAAGACCAATTAGGTTACTAATATGCAGTTACAGGACGGCGTTTATGACCGTAAACCGTGGGTTGCTCCTCCTGAAGCCGCTTATCCTCCACAGGCGTATCTTGGCCCGTTTCCTAGTAATCAGGAGCGGTTGCTGAGTCAGGCACTTATTTCGCTTAATTTGCCGGGTGCTGAGTTGCAACAGATAGTTCGCCCTAATCTTCCTCAGTTGCAGCTATTTCCGCCAAGGTTTGGCTACGAAGATTCCGCGTATAACATTAATGATATAATGGAAGTTACTGCAAGAACATATGAGCGCACTGATTACGCACAGCAACCAAATACTCAAGAATCTACTTCTAGAAACAGCCTTGGATGGGGTGTGTGATGGCTGATCCCGGTTTAATGACTGATAGTACCGGTGACGGTATGGCTGGTGCTATGGATGTGTCTTTTTTAACCCAGCAAAAGCTTAAGAAAACCTATTACAATGGTAGTAAGCCGTGTTTTGAGTGCGGGTTGCTGTTAAATCCGGCTGAAGCGCTTAGCCAGCAGTACTGTTCAAACTGCCTTCACAGAAGAGCGGTACGGAACTTAAATAATAGAATGGCAGGTCCAAATGTCCGTTAATTTGTCCCGTTCACAGACCCACTCGCTGTTTGTGGGGTCTACTGAGGGCCGGTATCGTTTTCGTCGCCCTAATACTGAGGTGATTAAGGGCATGGGTGATCAGTCTGTTCAGCAGAATCGTGCGGGTCTTCACCCGTATTGGAATTATGGGTTTATCAATTCTGAAGACCCTAACAAAGTGAACCCGGGGGTTTAATTATGGGAAAAGCAAACCGTCAAACAAGCGCTGATATTAAGAGCGTAGATCAGCATAAGAAAGCCATGGCTGCGTTGGCGCCTGAAGAAAAAGCGCCTAGTTGGGAAGCAACAGTTATGGCTGCCCATGATCGCGCTTCTGATCCTCGCCGTGTAGTAGATCTTCGATAAGGAAAAATAATGTCTGAAGTGTTGCATGATGACCCAAATTTTACTCAAGGTATCCAGTCTACGGGTGTTTCTACCGCAGGGTCTTCTCGCGCAACTGCAATCCGTAATGCTCAGGTGTCTGAGGATGATGATTGGCGTAGTATTATGCACGCTTATCTTCGCCGTACAGGTCCTGAGGGTGAGCATCTTTCTAATGAGTTAAACAGACGGCTCACTAGCGGCGGGGATGACGCCCTTACGTTAGCTGAGCATGATTCGGAACTTGCTAAAACTTTAGATGAGCAGCACAAAAAAATCAGGGCTGATTTTCATCAGGGTAGCCCTACATTGCATATTGAACGGTTTAAGAAAGCACTTTCTCGGGGTGAAGTTTCTAAGGATGTTGCTACATCGGAAATTAATCGCGCTAAAGACGCTATTTCTAAAACTTCTATGTTTGTTAGGCAGACAAGTTTAAAGAGAAAAAACACAAAGGGGGATATGACCCCGGGTGTTCCTAATGTTTCTTTGGACGCCACGCATGAAATTGTTCATCCTGATTATATTGGTAGTCCAGAAGATTCACTCACTGCAAAGAGGTCCGCGGCTAGGGCATCTACGTGGGGTCCTGCGGAGGACCCGGGCACTCCTCGTATTAAAGGTGAGGGTGCTGTTGTACGTTCTGGTAGACCGACTCCTGAGGGTGTTCTTACGCGCCCGTTTAAAGCCCCGGCTCCTCCTTCAAAAGTTACTGGGTTTACTAATCAAACCACGTTTAATACAGCAAAACCTGCTGAGCCTGAGTCTGACGAGTATGGTAATCCGCGAGAATTAGAGGGGACTCGTGATATTGGTGGGGCGAGGTCTGTTGAATCTCAGCGCACCGATGTTTCTAATAAAGATCGTTGGAAAAATCTTACCCGTACCCCAGCACCTGTTGCACATTTGTTAAGTTTTGCGGGTGAGGCCGGGCGCACAAAAGTTTTATCATCTTTGCCTAAGGAAAACCCTGAAGCACTGGTTGAGGGTGATCATTATCAAGATTCTATTGCCCACCACCTTTTGCATAAAAAGTTAACCCCAACACAGGTAATGGGTCTTAAAGAGGCGTTAACTAATATTCGTAGTGTTCATGGAAATTCCCTTCAAGTTCCTACTGTACGTAAAGGCAGAGTTGTAAGCTCTACTCAGTTGTGGTTTTGTGGGCATGAAGATTGTAATAAGTTAGCGGGGCACGATCCTGTTAAAGGGGAGCCTTCCCACGTTGGTAGTTCTTCCCGGGCATGGCAAGCGTACCCTGACAAGGATGATGATACAACCTTAAAAGAGCCGTATACGACTTCTGGGTTTGATGCGATAGCTACTCGGCATAAGGAACTCAGCGACGAGCTTGCTTCTGCTACAACACAACTTCAGGGTCATCAACGGGCGGCAGCACGAATTCAAGGTCAAGCTAGGAATAGGGGAACCAGCCCAACAGATCACCCAGATTGGGAGTCCACGCAAGCTGGTATAGCTTCTTTGGCACCGCGTATTCCGGTGTTGGCGAAGCAGATTAGACAACACAAGTCGTGGATTAGCGCATATAACTTTAGGCAGCAGAATCAAGGTAATTATTTTAATGAAGACGGTTCCGGTTTTGCTGCAGGTACGGAAGAAAAAGATGTTCCTGACCCTAAAGTTGGTAGAATTCTAGAACAGGAACGTCTTGAGCGCGAAAAAGCTGCGGCAGAAACTTTCCCTGAAACGCAAGAAGCTAATGTTAAAGAAGCTGAGAAAAGAATTTCCGAAGGTAACGCACCTAAGGGAACTCGAATAGTTTACGGGTCTAGAACTGCTACGGGTAAGGCTAGGGTTGTTACCGATTTAGGTGGGGAGCCACAAAAACTTACGCTTCCAGTGTCTAAACAAGTTGGTGAGGCACGTATCGCATATAGTCCTTCTTCGTTACCTGCTGAAAGAACGCAGCGAGCTGAGGCGTCGGAAGCATCATCGACGTTACCTTCTTCTGATTACACGGTTCAGGGCGGGCGAGTAAGACGTCGTCAGTGGGAAAAAATTTCGCCGACTGTGAGTTCAACTGGTGCTGGGGAAGCTGCTGAACAATTAGGTCAATCATTTCGGGTGGTTGATGGTGCGCGTGTCCCTGCAGGGGGTTGGCGCCGCAATTTACTTGAACCTACTGAAAGTGTGGGTGGTATTTCAGTAGAACAGGCAAGAGCAGAAAATGCTGCGCGACCATTGTTTCCACCGCGTCGTGGAGTCGCAGCCACACCAGAAACTACTAATGATAGATCACCTGTGGTTGGGCGAGGATCTTTTTACACTACTAGTGGTCTTACAGCCAAACCTTCCACGGAAGAATCACCAGAAAAACGTTTTCCTTATTTAGCTAACACCCCATCTGATGAACTAACATCGGCTGGACGAAAGCGCAGTATTGACATTGCGAATGCTCGCCGTGATGTAGAAACGCATCAAGGCCATCTTGATTTACTGCGTGGCGGTTCCGTGGTTGATGCTTTAGCAGATAAACTTGGTAAAGCTAAAGAAGCACACGTTGGTCATCTTAAAACTTTAGAAGCTGCAAGACAAGAAGGCGATTTAAGAGAAAATGCCGGATATCATGCAGCAAAAGAAACTGTTGCAAAAAGTCAATCAAGCATAGATGATCTCACTAGTAGGTTAGCTGACGCACGGTCGGGTAAATTGCCCGATAATGAGGTCACTATTCCTTCTCTTGATACTGCTGTTGCTATTCGTTCAAAAATGGGTGTTGGTGCGGATAAATACGCCGTAGGTTCAGCTATTAAAGTGGGTTCACCTGAACATAAAGCTGCTTTGGCGTATCACACGTCGGCACTTAAAAACGCTAAATCCGTATTAGCATCTCATGGTGTTGAGCAAACAGCACCAACTGGTGCGGGTGTTACCCCAAGAACATCTTCCTCGTTAACTGTAGGTACGTACGAACCAGCGACTCGGGCAGGGGTTGAAGCTCAGCGTCGTGGCGAGGATGAGCCTGAGGCACCTCATGATGTTGATGTCAGGTTGGAAAATACAGCTCGATCTTCGCTAACAGATCGCATTGACGAAGCCACTGAAATGCAAAGAAGAACTTCCGCGTTTGCTCTTGGGCGTGGCATGTAGGGCGTATGGGAATTGAACCCATCAGTGGCGGGATATAAGCCCGCTGCGGTCAACCAGCTCGCCCACGCCCCAAGTAATGACACATAGTAATGGTAAACTTATAGTATGGCAATAGACCTTTCCAATTTATCTAAAACGTCCCCAGAAGATGGTCCACAAATTCGTTTATTGGTTTGTCGTACTTGTAAAACTATTGAAGAGCTTCCAGATTACGATGGCCGCCCTGCCGACGACCTTTTGCTTAATATCTCTATAGAGAAGCATCAGCGTCCTGAGCCTCATATTGGGTTGTTGTTTAAGTTTCCGCTTAAGTATTGGGCAGTTCCCAAAGTTAAGCAGGAAATTGTTAAGCAAATTCAAGGCGGTTCTGCTGGTCTTGATGTTTTTGGCACTAATTTTTATGACACTAAGATGACTTTTCATGACGATGCGATGACTTGTTGGGCGCAACATAACCGCCCTAAGGGTCAATGTCCAGACTATAAATCGGATAAGAAACAGTTAAAACCGGATACTGCAAAGGAACGGAAGGATGCTGGCCTTGATGGGCCCGGCAATTCCGGCCCTAAAGTTTACTTGTGCGATTTTTGTCCTGTTAAAATGTATAACCAGAAGAGAGCGTACAGCGAAAAGGGTCTATACAACTAAATTTCAGCGTATAATGGATCTTAACAGGTTCCTTCGTACTGACATTTAGGAAGGTCGTGCACCATGTTATTTGACATGGTTTGCTCATGCGGGGCAGCAATTCAAATTGATGTTGAACCTACAGAAGATGATAACAGTGTTTGGTTACTTATCAACAGGTTTGTTAATGCGCATGTTAAGTGTGGCTTTATGACGCCTTTGAGAACAGATAAAGACCCAAGTACTACTTCTTTTAACATGGATATCAGTGAGAATGGCTAATTATTACAAGGCATTAACTGATTCTATTGATGTTGCCCCTAGTGAAACTTCTTATTTCAGTCAAGCGAGTACTAATTTGGATCCAAGATTATTTGCAAATAATTCTATAAAGCCAAAAGTTCGTTCATCTATTTTGTCGCTTATCACTAATTCTCTTAGCACAAAATATCAGGGTGTTGAGGCGTGGATGCGTGCATGGTTGGCGGGTTCTGGGGTTTCTTATAATTGGACGGCTAATCGTCAACCTGCAGACCTTGATTGTTTAGTGGGTGTGGATTTCACTGGTTTTAGGCGAGCCAATACCCAGTATCAGGGGTTTAGCGATAAAGAAATCGCTGATATGATTAACGAAGATTTTAGATCAGATGTTCACCCGCAGACAGAAAACTTTTTAGGCGCGTTTGATTTAACTTTTTATGTCAACACTAAGTCTAATATTGTAGATATTAAACCGTACGCTGCGTATTCTTTAACTGATAACACGTGGACAGTTCCGCCTAGTGATTTAGGTGTTGAGCATAATCCTGAGTGGGATGCTGTTATGGCTGCGGATGTTTCTCGCGCCACAGATATTGTTAACCGTTATAAAACGCATTATCAGGGTGTTAGAAATGCACCTAATGATGCTATTAGACGTAATCATGAGGTTGCCCTTCATCATACTTTAGGTCAGGCAGCGGCATTGTTTGATGAAATTCATGAGGGTAGAAAGCACGCTTTTAGTTCCGCAGGTGAGGGTTACGCAGACTTCACTAATTATCGTTGGCAGTCCGGAAAGCAGGCGGGGATTATTCAACCGTTGAAGCAGTTAAAGGACGCCCACCAAACCGCTAGTGCCGGTGAGACGTACGGGCTTTCTTTGCCCAGTGCTGATATTATGGTACGGCGAGCAGCTAGCCAATATATCCAAAGATAGGAAAATAATGTCCGATAAGTCCATTAATGGTTGGGATGTTCTTCCCAGCCAATCTGATAAGCGTCTTGCAATTGGTGTTGTTCCCGGCACTAATGTAAAGTTGCGTGCCCGTAAGGAAGTACTTCCGTTGCTTCTTGCAATTGCCGCAGACTTTAACCGGGAAGTAGCAAAGTTGCGTAACGGTGAGTGTGGTGCTTACTGCTATCGCAAGGCACGTCAAGGTGGTGGCGCTTTTAGTGACCACAGTTCTGGTACTGCCATGGATCTTAACTGGGGTCATGAGGGTGCTATGGGCCCTAAGGGTGGTATGAAGACCATGACCGCAGCCCAGATTAAAGCGTGTGCCGAAATTAAGAAGCGTTACAAGATTGTTATTTGGGGTGGCGACAAGGCTAAGGGCGGCGATTACAGCAGCCCCGGTTCGTGGGACCCTATGCATTACGCGCTTAAGTCAAAGATCACTGTTGGTGATATTGCGAAGGTTTTGACAGACCTTGGTATTGACAAGAATGGTGTTCGTAAGGGCGTTGGTATTAAGAAGCCAAGTGTCCTCACGAAGGTTACCGCATCCGTTAAGCCAGTTGTAAAGCCAGAACCAGTCAAGTAAACAGTACTGGGTGGGGATGGTTTTCTGTCCCCACCCAAATCCATCAGGAGAAATAGATGAATAAGAACGAAAAAATTACTATTGCGTTTGCCCATGACATTGTTGTGGACACCGAATTTGCGCTGAGCATGATGGAAATTGTGCGCAAGTTACCCGATCGTATTGCATCGTACCATTGTGTTGAGGGTACCGGCTTGTTAACAAAGAGCCGTAATATTGTTGTAAAGCATTTCTTGGACACCCCCAGTACTGGTGATTGGTTACTTATGGTTGATACTGACCAACGAGTTCCAGTGGAGTCTTTGGAAAAGTTAATTCAGGTAGCGGACAAGAATAAACGCCCTGTTGTATCGGGTCTTGTTTTTGCTGCTGTGTGGAATGGGTTGTCTTTGCGTCCAGTTCCTGCAATCTTTTATCAAACTGAAGATGGTGGAATTTTACCTTTGGACAATTATCCAAAAAATACGATTGTTGAGATTGCGGCGTGTGGTGCAGCGTACATGCTTATCCATCGTTCTGTTCTTGAAAAGATTCGTGAAAACGCCCCAGAAGACATCAAGGATTGGTGTTGGTTCCAAGACGGTCCAATTAATGGTAACCGTTGGTTGTCTGAGGACTTGATCTTTTCGACTAGAATCCGTGAAAACGGGTTCAAGATTCACGCCCACACTGGGGCACTTGCTGGGCATCACAAAATGCTTTGGATTGAGGAAGCACATTACGATCAGTGGATTCAAGCCAATCCAGCAGGTACCGGTCTAGAACAGTTGATGTAACATGTCAGTTCTGGTGTTCTTAGACGGTGTTTTGCGTAAGGACATCGGTTCACCCATAGTTCAAGGTGTGGCGCTTTTCCGGTCATTGCAGGAGAAGCGCCGCACCGTTATTTTATGCAAAGAAAAAAGTGAAGTTGAAATATGGTTGCGGCAAAATAACATTATAAAGGTGGATGATGTGGTGTCCCATGAGGATGCTAAGTCAACCACAGATGTTGATTTGGTAGAGTATTGCCGTTCCAGAGGGTATGTAGATACCGTTGTTACAGCGGACCCTGATGTGGCAAAAGAGCTTTTAGAGCGGGGTATTACGTCACTTCTTTTTCTTAGTGCTAAATATATTCGCCCTGAGTTTAGGCCTGATGGACGAAAAGGGGTTAAAAGCTGGGAAGCTTTGCAGCATGAGGTTGACAGGCAGGAAGAGTTATACAGGGAAGATCCTCGAGTATGAACATCATTTATCTTGGTGCAGAGGTACCAAGCAATAGGAAAATCCTTGAGGCTTGCCATGTTAAAAATGTCGGAATTTCATTTTGGCGGTTAAAGCAACGGGGTTTGCCGAAAACTAAAGAATATCTTATTGAGAATTATTTCCCGGATTATATGAACGTATATGTGTACCCCGGCCTGCCGTATAACCAAGAATTGAACCCGGTGGAGTTAGAAGAATTTGCGGCAGATTACGAGCACTTTGTTGCCGTTAATATTGACCGCATTTTTGCGTTTACAGATTTCCATAACGTGTATTTACCCAAGGGTTTGCTTGGTCAACAACGTGCCATTGTGTTCGATGGGGAAGAAAAGTTTTGGCCCATTTATACCAAAGCGGTGAATTACGCCGAGTTGTTGGAGTTTGCTCAGAAGTATCCTCGTATAGCCGTGGATGGGGATCTTATTGATTCTGACCCGTCCATAGCAGCCAAAATAAAGGCTGTGAGTTCCCAGTTTGGTACCGAGTTTCATGCGTTGTCTTACGCCCGTCCAGACGCCCTTAGGGGGGCTTTATGGACCACTGTGAGCACCATGTCTTGGCTTTCCCCAATGATGAGGGGTGAAACAATTGTATGGGACGGGAATCAAATTCTGCGGTATCCAGCACGGATGAAGGAGCAGGCTCGCCCAAGATATAAGGCGGTGTGCGAGCGGGCTGGGCTGGATTTTGATAAGATATTAGAGGACGACAATGTTGAGGTTTGCCGTCTTGCTGTCTGGTCGTATGACCAGTTTGAGACGAGGTTTAACATGATTTCAGGGTCCGGTAATGACGACTTATTTAATAACTTGCCTGAATTAGGTATGCAAGTATCTACGGAAACACCCCATTCCGATATTGATAACAGGGGGTCTGGGGTGCGGAAACTTAAGCCAAGAAATCCCGCCGAAATGACCACACTTCCGGTGTTTGGGGTGCAGGTTGAGACCATTATTGAGAAGGATATTGATGGTAGGGATGTCATTAAGGATGTCCCGGTTTTATCGTCAAATGCGACTTCATTACGCATGTGCAATACCTGTTTTGTAGCAGCAAATTGTCCCGCGTTTAAGCCCGATAACATGTGTGCATTTAACCTTCCGGTGGAGATTAAAACCAAGGATCAGCTTAAAGCTTTGTTGAACGCAATCATTGAAATGCAGGGCCAAAGAGTAGCATTTGCAAGGTTTTCCGAGGAATTAAACGGCGGTTACCCGGATCCTAATGTGGGTCAGGAAATGGATAGATTGTTTAAAATGTTGGAGTCCATTAAGAAGCTTGAGGAGTCTTCGTCGTTTGTGAAAATGACGTTGGAAAGTAAGGGTTCTTCTAGTGGGGTTTTGTCGTCTTTGTTTGGTGAGCGGGCGCAAGTTTTGCGTGAATTACCTGATGGTGGGTACTCTGAAACGGTTACCGATGCCATCATTCAGCAGTCATTTGAGTAATACAACCTATTAAATATAATCCCAGTTAGTCATTTGCAATAGTACCCTCCAATTTGCCAAATTTCTGCGCGTAGTGTAAGTTCCTTTCCCTTACCTTAGAAGTAGGTAATTAGAATCTATTTTTCAGAAGAGGTAGTGGTGTTTTCTTTCAAATTATCAGATGATTTTGTTGTCGCATTTAACGGCAAGAAGGTCCCGTGGGGCTATAAAGATGCTGCAGGCAGTTCAGTAGGTGAGATCACGTTTTTACGCACTTACAGTCGTATCAAAGCCGATGGAACAAAGGAAACGTGGGCAGAGGTATGCCGTCGAGTCATTGAGGGTATGTACAGTATTCAGAAGGATTGGTGCAAAACCAATCGTCTTCCTTGGAATGAGAAGAAGGCACAGTCATCAGCTAAAGAGGCGTTTGAGCGCCTTTTTGAGTTGAAGTGGACGCCACCGGGTCGTGGTTTGTGGGTCATGGGTACCCAGTTGGTGAACGAAGATAAGAACAGCGCGGCGTTGCAAAATTGTTCTTTTGTTAGCACCGTTGAGATGACCCGTTATAACCCTGCCAAGCCGTTTGCGTTTTTGATGGAAGCTTCCATGCTTGGTGTGGGTGTTGGTTTTGACACCAAGGGAGTGGACAAGGGGTTCACAATTGGTAACCCAGTGAGAGATGATGAGTCCGGCATTGAGTTTGTGATTCCCGATACCCGTGAGGGGTGGGTTGAGTCAGTTTCAATGTTGATTAATTCCTATTTGAAACCGGAACCTCAGTTTGCCATAAAGTTTGATTATTCCCAAATCCGTCCAGCGGGTACCCCGATTAAAACTTTCGGTGGAACAGCCGCAGGTCATGAACCGTTGGAGAGGTTGCATAATGCAATTCGCGGTTTGTTTGACGGACGTAGTGGGGAAGAGTTAGATACTTGTGATATTGCCGATATTGGAAACCTTATTGGGGTTTGTGTGGTGTCGGGGAATGTTCGTCGTTCAGCCGAGTTGTTGATGGGTGGGTTGAATGATGATGTGTTCCTCAATTTGAAGAACCCCGAAAGGTTTCCTGAGCGCAATTCTTACGACCCGGCAGCCCCGGGTTGGGGGTGGATGTCCAACAACTCTGTTGAGGTGAAGGTCGGCGATGATTTGTCCGGCATTGTGGACAACATTGCCATCAATGGTGAGCCGGGTGTTATTTGGATGGATGTGACCCGTAAGTACGGGCGTCTTTTAGATCAACCAAACAACAAGGATTGGCGAGCATCCGGGTACAACCCATGTGCTGAGCAGTCGTTGGAGTCGTTTGAGTGTTGCACTTTGGTGGAAACTTATTTGAACCGCCATGACAGCCTTGAGGATTACAAGCGCACATTAAAGTTTGCGTATTTGTACGCCAAGACCGTGACCCTGCTACCAACCCACTGGGAAGAAACAAATGCGATTATGCAACGCAACCGCCGTATTGGTACGTCAATGTCGGGCATTGCTAATTTTAGTGACCGCCGTGGTAATTCCGTACTTCGGGAGTGGATGGACGCTGGTTACATTACTGTTACAGAGTATGATCGCAGCTACTCCGAGTGGTTAGGTATTCGTGAGTCCATTAAGACCACAACTGTGAAGCCATCGGGAACCGTATCCATTCTTGCAGGCGAAAGCCCGGGCGTGCATTGGACCCCGGGTGGGGAATACTTTTTGCGGTCAATTCGTTTTGCTAAAGATGACCCGATGTTGCCGTTGTTTAAGCAATCGGGGTACCGGGTGGAGGATTCTGTTACGGATCCAGAGACAACAGCAGTTGTGTATTTCCCCATTAAGTCGGATGCGTTGCGTTCTGAGAAGGATGTTTCCATTTATGAGAAGGCTTCGTTGGCGGCAATGGCACAGCGCCATTGGTCTGATAATTCCGTGTCAGTGACGGTGTCGTTTGATGCGGAAAAGGAAAAGAAGGATGTTGGTACGGTTCTTCACATGTTTGATGGCCAGTTGAAAACCATTTCCTTCTTGCCCATGGGTAACGCCACATATCCACAGATGCCGTACACGCAGGTAACTGAGGAGGAGTATCGCGCATATGGTGATACCCTGTTGCCTGTGGATTTGACAGACGTGTATGCTGGGTTGGCAGCGGATGCTATTGGTGAAAAGTTTTGCACGACAGATGCGTGCGAAGTACCTAAATAAGGAGAACAATATGACGAACACATTTGCAGGTCTTCCATACAAGGAAGGGTTTGCCCGAGCTGCGTTTTTTAACCGCGAACCTGAGTACAGGGAGATGACGCCCATGTATGAGAGGATGGCGGAAGCGGAGCGTGAGTATGTGAAGAATCTTACGGAGATGAACGCCCTTCCTTGGGAGTCGTGGAAGGAGCAGTGGGAGTCTAAAATCCGTAACGGTGAGCTAAGACCACATACTTTGTAAGCAGTAAAAAACCCCCCGGCTAATCACCGGGGGGTTTCTTTTTGGATTAAATACTTAACCATTCGGGATGGTCAAGAGTCCATCGTACAGTACGTTCAAGGGACTCTTCAAGTGGGATTGGCGCTTTCCATCCAGCTTGCGCCAAAAGGGTTCCATCTAAGGCATATCTGAGGTCATGCCCCGGTCGTGATGAGTGGAAGTCCACCAACTCGTACTTCAATTCTTTACCTGCCGCAGATGCAATCATTTGCGCCATTTCAAGGTTGTCCACCTCACGCTCACCAACAACATGAAAACGCTTAGGGCGATCAATAGTGTCTGAGTAGTTATCTACATCAATATTGTTAAGAATGTACAGCAACGCATCAGCTTGGTTCCTCGCATGGAGGTAGAACCGACTGCCTACCTCACCTGAAGGAGATGCGTGGATTTCCATCGTGTCACCCTTGAGTACTCGTGAAAGCGTTTTGGGCATGAATTTCTCAGGATCCTGCATTTCCCCAATAATATTCATAGTGTTAGTGATGATCAATGGCACCCCATAGGTACGCCAAGAGGAAAACGCAATACTTTCTTGGGCAGCTTTACTAGCAGCATAAGGATTGCTAGGAAGGTGAAGATCTTGCCACTCAACGTGAGCATGTCCAGCAGGGGCTGGCCCATAAACCTCATCCGTGGAGATATGGATGAACTTCTCGATATCAGAGTTTTTAGCCCAGTCCATCATGTTGCAAATAAGTTGAACATTGTTAACAATGAATGGCGTTGGCTCTTCAATAGATCTATCAACATGTGATTGACTAGCTACATTGAGAACGTAGTCAATTTTGCCAATTTCTTTGGCGCTGACAGGTGTAATAGGTGCGGTAAGGTCATGCTGAAACACTTTTACCCGGCTAGTGTCAAATCCATCAACGGATAGACGAATGCGGTCATACATACCTTTGTGTTGGTAGGTAGCTGGGCATACCACTTGCCAATCAGTGTTAGCAAGAATATGACGTAATACGTGACTCCCAACGAAGCCACTAGCGCCAGTCAACAATACTCGTTTCATTTACGCATCCTTAACTGCTTGAAGGTGCCATACTAAATGGCATTCCGATTTCGTATCTTTAGATTGCCCTAATAGAACAAACCTGCCATAAAACCCATAATCCCGAGCGATGTGTACCGCCGTGTGGGGTGTGCTTTCAGATGGCTCTATAAAATAGGCAATAGTTTGAGAGGTGATGAAATTAACATGCTGAGGGTCTTGAAATGCCTCAAGGTAAGGTACGTGGGGTGTGGAAAACCAAGTTTCACCGTTTGGTTTTAACACTCGCCATACATCATTTAATATATCTATAAATGGTTGCGTGCGTTGTCTTCCGTTATACAAAATTCGTGGAACGTGTTCTAAAAAGTCAAAGCCGGTCACGTAATCAAAGTAGTTGTCTTCAAATGGAATAGGATCTAAAACAAGGTCAGCTACTTTAATATTAGGGTTGCCAAAATCAACAATGTCCACCCCATAAATTTCATCCGCGTTGAACGGGTTTTTAGGTTGACTACCGCAACCTAAATCCAATGTTTTAGTTGTCATTAGGCAATCCATTCTTTGAGAGTTTCGAGGTTTTCTTTAATATACTCCGGGAACGAGTGGTCAATGGGTCGTATTGCCGTCATACCATCATCGAATAAACTCTTGCCAGTGTCAATGCACATTTGGATGTAGTCAAGGTCCTTGACCTCGTCACCGTATTCTTGGTGTGAAAACGCCTCAAGTTTCTCGCGGATCTTTTTGTTTTCCTTTAAGAACGAGAAATGCCATCCGGCATTGGCAATCGCGCTTTTGGTGGAGTTGAACCTAGTCGTGCACTGGTTGACAAAGTCCTTGTAGGTAGTGATTTTTGCGTGGTACCACTTATGCTCGAACTGCAAGTTGAACTTGTAATAGTAGAACAAGTATTCAAGCGCGGTAGTTTTTACGTCTTTGACGTAGGTCAAGTATTCAATAACGGTGCGCCGGGGAATCTCATCCACATCGCCAATGATCAAGATGTCATCAGGATTGAGACCAAGGGGGGCGAGAGTATCGCGGTTGATGTGGTTCATCTGGTACTGCTCGCGTTCCCACGGGTTCTCAGTTTCAAACAACTCCGGGGTGATGATAGTCACTTTACTGGCGTATTTGGGATAACGTTCCTGCAAACAGTCTTTAAGCCAAAGATCCTTGGGGATGCCGGTGAACGTTTCCTTGCTTTCTACAATGACAAAGTGATCGACAAAATCGTTGAGCTCGCAAAACCTAACATCAAGCAAAAGGAACTCGTCGTAGAACGGAAAACAATCAACCACTTTGCGCCCTTCAATAGGCTTGTCGCCTTTAAGTTTGCTGACATCAATAGCAAAACGCGATTGCATGTAGCGTGTGAATTTGACGTGGTCAGATTTCAGCAAATTGCTAATCCGATGGCTGATTTTGTCTTCCTTTGCTTTACCCACAATTGGGTGGTTATGCTCCATGATCACATCAGGCAAATACATGCATGTGCCTAACGTCTGGGCAATAGTCATCCAGTAGTTGTCGAAGAAGTTGTGCTCGACAGCAGGGCATCCGTAGAAACCCACGGCTTTGATCATGCTGCTCTTGATACAGGGGTGAGTAGCAAGCTTGCCGTTGTGCACTAGGTCGTTGCCGTAGACCATACCAACTGGCACATCTTCCAAGAAGTCAATGAACTTTGATTCCCACGGAGTTTGCAGCACAATATCGTGAGCAAGGAATTGAATGTACTCATGCTTGTCCGCAATATCTAACGCGTGGTAATTGAGTTTTTCCATGAGTGTGATGTCGCTGGGAACACTTAACCATTTCACATCACTAAAGGACTCCAATAATGTAGGGTGTCCTATTGTTTCGTCATCATCTGTAATGACATAAATATCAGACAGTCCTTCAGTTTGTTTCTTCCATGAAGAAAGTGCTTCAACAAGTTGTGCTGTACGACCCGTACCACCGTCACGGAAAGGAAGAATGACACCGATGGGCTTCACAGGTAACCTCCTAAATCAACACCGTAAATGCGCTTAATAAAGTTTACATCTTGTTCAGCCATTACTTTAAACTGCGTAAATAATGACTTTTTTACAAAAGGATAACCAAGTGTCAATAGTCGTTCCCACGCGTAAATGTACTGGTTAGGGTCGTCTACTAAATCAATGATGCGTTGACTAACAATATTTTTATACGAATACATCACTTTTAGTTTGTTTCCCTGTTGATTAATCAATTCATTTAACGGAAACCCTACTTCATACTTCATTACCAAATTAAATTTATCTAAAGATTGCACATCGGTTACGCTTGGACATAGCGCTTCTTGAAGAACATGGTTTTCTAGCGCGTAACTTGAAAAAGCTCGCATGTAGGACTGTAAGTGGTACTGACCATTGGCGATGTTATCAGTAAGCCCCCAAATATCGTAATCATAGGCTTCAATGCTTTCAAAAACAGGATCCAATGATTGGATAGGACCAATGCAGCTATCGTTCATGAGAACCAAAAGATTACTATCAAATATGTCAGGGTTGTCTGACAGAACCCTAGACCACGCACCAATATCCCATCCACGATTAATACGACTTAGCAATTCCACGGCAGGGAACTGATCGTAGGGAAATTCGCTTGGGTTAGTTGTTGATACAATAACCCTGTAATTGCGTCGTATAAACGCGTTGATTTGTGATATCACCCACGGATTAAATTCTCCGTGGTGGGCGTAAACCAATACTTTATCATTTTGTTTCATTTCTTGCCCTTACCAGCGTAGCCAGTCTTCTTCTTGTTCATTGACCCCGGCTTGTTGTATCCACGCTTATCGGGAGTATTTTTTCGCCTAATTTCAAGGGCGCGTAGAATCTTATCTAAATGCTTACCCACTAGTTACTCCTAAAGAATTTGCGCCACACAGTCACGACGACAATAGTAGCAGTGCTGAGCCAAAAAACTTGCGGGCTGATCCAAAAGTCAAACCAGTTTGAGCTGATACCAAAACCATCCGAGTTATAGTGCAGGCTAATGAGTGTTACATCTTCCATTTGTTGGTCCTTATTTGTTGTTGGAAAAGGATGGGGCGCAGGTACGCCTAGGTTCAACCAACCATCATGAGCGCCCTTGGTAGGTCGAAAGGAGAGGAAAGCCCCTACTTTAACGCCCCATCCCTAAGTTTATTTATGGCATGAGCAAGAACAATTGTATGTTTTATCGTAGTAGTTGTGTGTGATGATGCACTTGTCGTGGTGGCCGGTCATGCACCAACCAAACGGTCGGGGCTCACCCCTGAGAATCGCGCCCAAGGCAAACAATTTCTCTCATGTGCCGCGAATGAACTTGCTCACCACACAGCATGGGTCGCCTCCGTCTTCCCACTCTGTTGCTTCTTCGTCTGTCATGTATGGGTCACCGTCGTGTGTGCTGCAAAAGGGTAGGCTGATCCAGTCACGGGTAATCCCGTTGTTCAACCAGATAAGGAACTCTCCTCGTTCATTTGCGCCCAGATAATCTTTGGGTGTTTCTTCTTCCATCAGTCAGCTCCTGTAATCAAAGGGATGACGACTATACCACGACGCTGTCTTATGGCGCGTCGCTCATTGTGTGTCGTGCCTCCCCATACACCCACAACATTGTGTTTCAGCGCGTACTCTAAGCACTCAAACTGAGACGGGCAGCTTTTGCATATTTGTTTGACAAGTTTCAGTTCAACATAGGCACGAGTTTGTTCAGCCTCAAAGAACATCTCCCCATCTATACCTGCGCATGCTGCACCTTCTTGGAAGTGTGGAAAGTCTACCGCAATTTTTACCATGATGTTTCTCCCTTAGTTTAGGTAGTGACCTAAGTCTCCTGCGTATCTGCGTACATTTGCCCATGATGTTTCGCCGTAAAAGTATTTGACTTTCTTTTGCCCGTTGATGATGGATGTTACTTTGTAGTAGCATGGAATGAACTCTGCTTCTTCAACTGTAAGGTGGCAGTCGTTTAGTCCACGCCAGTTATTTTCCGCGTACTTGTTGTAGAGCTGCTCCCATTTGGTGACATAACTGACGGGTGGTCGGCGTGAATAGTATTTTAGGTTACCTTTGATTGCGAACGGTTCCATTAGTGCTCCTTGTAGTAGTCTAGATCAACGCTGTGTAGGTTGATGATTTTGCCCGATTGTAGTTTGACTGTCACTTTGTCTTCTTCTGTTTCTAGGACTGTTGCTCCCCGTACTGTGTCAGCATCATAGTAGTCGTTGGTGTCGTAACTTGGAATGGCCAACATCATTGCTTCTAGGTCTTCTCGCATTGTTATGTAAGTCATTACTTGTCCTTCCTTTGTGGTAGTGGCAGCCCAAAAATAAATCCGCCGCCGTTGCCTTCCTCGTCAGCACTAACCTCAAGAGTTAGTATCTGTCCTGTCAGGAGTTTGACTAGGAACCTTGGGTATGGTGAAAGCCCATACTCGTCTTCTTGTCTACCTGTGTAGCCGATGATACTTGCGCCTGTGAGCTGTCGGTAGTAGTCATCGTAGTATGGATCTTGGATTAGTTTTGGCTCGCTCATTATTCCTCCTCTTTGTAGTTAGGGCAGTCTTCGTACAGTTCAGACGCTTTCATAGAACCATGGTTGTAATTTTCGCATCGCCAGCACACTTCACTTTGCCGTAGCATATTCTCCGCATGGCTATCAGGAATGTCCCACTCTTCTCTTTGGAGAACATTTTCGCCTTGTAGTGTCACATCACCACCCCAGCCCTGTTCCTCTTCATACTCAATGTTGATAATCAAGTCAGGGTATTGCTTGGCTAGTTTCTCAATGGCTTTTAGTGGGGGATTCCAAGGGGTCTCAAACTTGTAGGAAATTGTGAGAGTACCAGCAAGTTCTATGTCGTCTAGCACTTCTACATCACCTGCGTCCCACTTGCAACCCCATTCACGCACATTCCAATGCCACCAATCTCCACCTTCTGCAAGAGCCTTTGTGTATGACTCTGCAAAGTTACCTAGGTCTACCTTGTGTGTTGGTTCACCCCAATAAGCATCAAGGTCGGTGGGGGCAATGATGTTCCAAAAAGATAAAGCAGACTCATGCATTTGTTTCACATGCTGAACACCATCTTTGGTCATTGTCCTGTGATTGGTTTCATACGGCTGTGCAAGTTTCGCTCTGACTTCATTCACCAAGTCGGTGGAACCTGTGATGGACACATAATTAAATACCCAATTAGGCATTGTTGTTCTCCTTTGTTGTTGTTGTTTCTTGTAGCATTACTTGGCACTTAGAGCAATACACATCATCGTCCTCCCAATAAGCAGGCTGATTACAATGCTCAAACGATATGTCTTTATGGGGCGTGAGTACCCAGCCGTTCATAGTGTTCCTTCCCTGTCTTTACGGTAGTAGGCAGCAGCAGTCAGGACTCGTATGTCCATCTCTTTTTCTGTGGCGATATGGTAGGCGTAACTCATGGCGTTGTCCATACTTTCGGCAACACATAGGCAGCGTTCTTCATCGTAGACTTCCCAACTCTCGCCACGGCCATTGTTATCTATCTCAGCAACAGTAATCATTCTTCGTCCTCGTCAATCTCGTCAATGCGTAGGTTGCTCTCCGACCAGCCCTTATAGGTCTTGCACATGTATTTCCAAAAGGCTTGCCACTCTTCATCGTTCAGGGGCATGTACCCATCGAAGTCCTCAATGCGACTGAACATCAACTCGTTTGGTAACTCGCTCATTATTATTCTCCTTTGTTGTTTTCTATTTCCAGCACCGCGTCTGCTAGTGCAGTTAGTCGTTCTGCTACCCACTCAGGGCAGCCAACCGCTATCAAATCCTCAGACTCAATCTCCTCGCCTGCCCAATCGGGGCAGTCGTAGGTTGTGCATATCCACGCGCAGCCTTCCTCGTCCCATGTGGATACATTGGGAAGCATTGGCTCGTTGCAGTGGTCACATACTAGGACTGTTTCTTTCGTCCAAGTTAGGTCGGTCATTCTTTCTCCTCGTAGTCTGCGAACTGTGGGATAAGGTCTGTGAACCCCTCGTTAGGGTTATTGGGGACTGTTTTGACAGCCTGAATAAATCTCAGCCCACAAGAGTCCTCATACCAATCTTTCAGGATAGCCAACACATCGTCAATGAACTTTCCATGAGTATTGACAACATACTGATATTCGTACTCGTTCATAAGCATTACTTGGTAGTCGTCCATAAGCACATAGATTTTATGGCAGCCGTCCCAAGCGATAGCCTTGCTAGCGCGTATGTATTCCTCAACCTTAGTGAAGTCGGTCATTCCTCAACCACCTTTACATCTGTCACATCTGCTCCTGTCGTGTCTAAGTATTCCTCTTGGTATCCTATTGAGATAGCCAACTCATACACTTGTTGATTAGCCTGCTTATCTCCTGTACGGGCTAGGGCTAGCAAGTCTTTATGCTCGCTTAGGAACTCTGCGTCATACTCATCTTGGATACGGATAATACTTATCCTAGTAATGTCCTCTGTAATGTAAATACTGATACTCATTATTCCTCCTCACATTTGCAATCGATTGTGCCTTCTAAGCCTTGGCAAGTTTCGCATACTAGCCACGCTTCCATATCTATCATTTCTGTTACTACTTCGTAGTACCCCTCAATGAACTTGGTAATAGCCCCCCATTCTGCGTCTGTGTAGCCTTGCCCAATCTTGGGGCGAATAAAGGTGATGTGTTGTGAACTAGACATTGTTGCTCTCATTCTGATAGGAAGGTGAACGATGCGCCTGTTGGCTCATCGTGGGAGTATCTTGTAACCGATAGGTCACCGTTGTAAAGGGTGAATACGAGTCTGTAATCACCATTGAGCGTTAGCGCGTCAAAGGTCTCCTCTAACCCACCAATAGGCTCGGTATTACCGCTTGCTCTTGTCCAGCCCATATTATTGCCCCTGATAATCCACTCGTCTATCTTGTGACTATCAGACCACTCTGTGACAAGTCGTAGGGCTTCCTCTTTGGAATCGTTGTAACAGTCTCCGTAGCAATCGGTGGGGACTAACTCACTCTTGCAGTCGTGGCATAGCCCATTTTCCTCACCCCAGCCCCATACCTTACAAGTGTTGCAGTATTGGCAAGCGCAAGTATTAGTTACTTCTACCTGTGGCATTATTATTCACCTTTACTTTTCTCTTGTTTCATTCACTAGTCTTGACAGTAGGGTAGATAGTGTCTCCTTTGGGTAGCCCGACAAAGTAACCAACAAGGGTATCGGGGCTAGGAGTAGTGCAGTCTTGCTTATGTGTGTATTCACGCCAATAGAATCCACTTCTGACAACTCGCTGACTAGGACAGTTACACATTATTACTCTCCTTCTCTCAAATAGCCCCAATAAAGGGCATGGTGATTACATAGGTGGGTAGTAAGTGTTTTATTGCCCTTTGCGTACTCTTCGTACTCATAGGGCTTGACACTCTCTCCCTGATAGGTACATAGGTCACACTTCATTGTTGCTCTCCTTTGCTTGTAGTAGTTCAGCGAGTCGGGCTGTCATGCGCTCTAACTCACATGAACAACCGTCCCACTCTTGTATGGCTGTTGTGTAGACGCTAATGTTGTGGTCTAACAACTCTCTGTTATCCGCGTACGGAATAGTGCTAGTCATTATTCTCCGCCTTTACTTATTCTCTTGTTTCTACATATCCTACTAATGTAGGGGTATCAGTAGCATTAGGGCAGGTATTGTCATGGTTAGACAATAGGAACCCTGCAATGGTAATGGGCTTGCATTTACAGGACATTACTTTTCCTTTCGTTATTGTTAGGTGTTCCTAACTCTATGGACATACTAACTATGCCCCAGCCAAGTGATACCTATTAGATAATAGGTAGGCTGACAACCCCAAGCACTTGGTCGCACCGTTGCATAGTCGTGTGTGGGTGGTGGCAGTAGCCTAGTGGGTGGGCTTGTGTGTAGGGGTATGTTGTGAACATAACCCTATCTGTTATCTAGCCTTGGGAACAGTCCCGCCCAAGGCAAACAATTGTGCAGCCCCCGTAATACGGCAAGGTGGGTAGGCTGTCTACCAGCAACCTACCCACCCGCGCTACACCTAGGTGAAAGGGGGAGAAACACCTAGGGAGTCTATGGTTATTTCTTACTTATACTGAATAAGACATCTTTTCTACCTTGGGGGCATAAATCGCACCGTTGGCAGGCTGAGCCTTGGTCTGATACTAGTGGCAGCACTTTGTTATTCTCGGGACAGAATGTGCCAGATTTACCTAGTGTGTCTAACATTTCGCTTTTACCTGCCTCAAAGGTGAGTGCTAGGTAGGCTAACAGTAAGTTAGGCTGTTTATTCCGCAGTTCTAGTGCTGTTTCTCTGTTGTCACTATCTGTGCTGAAATACAGGGCTAGGTTACTGATATTGCTAAGGATAGGTACAGCGAACGCTGACCTTGTGTAGACCCAGAATTGTGTGTCAGGGTGGGCTTGGATAACTCTCTTCCATGCCTCAGTGTAGGCAACTGAGTAGAAGTCTCCGTCCCAGTGAATACGGAACTTTTTGGGCGCTGAATATCTGTCGCATTCTCGCTCGAAGTCGACGATGATGGCTGCCAATAGATTACCTATCTTATCCACATCATCTCCACAGGCTTGTAATGTTTCCCAGTTGTGTAGCAGTAGGGCTCGCACTGTGGGGCGTATGTTGGCTAGTTTATTGGCGTAACAGATTTTGGTGCAGATAGACGTTGCACCGGGGCATGAGTACTGATTCCCAGCAGGTAGCCCGAAGGAGTTCGCTATCAGGGGCTTATTACTAGGGGTCAGTATGTTAGCCACCTTGGTGACTGATGAGCGTTTCAGGTACATTATTTCTCCCTTTTGTTTGCCTTGGTTACAGGTTCTCTACCTGTATCTCTTCTAACTGTTGTTGGAAGTGCTTGACTTGGAGTAGTTCTGTTGCCCAGCGCATGGACTCTCGCAGTCCTTTCATAATGATGACCATGCCTAGCAGTTCGTTGCCCTGATTTTGGTCGTTCTCTAGGTTGACCTCAATGGTTTGCTCAACAATAGAGAGTAGTAACTCTAGGTTGATGTAGGTCATACCGTCTCTGTCTATTATTGACCCCGGCATTTCCTGCTCAACCTTGAGTAGTGTGTCTACATCTAGGGACATGAAGTCCATTATTTCTCCCCTTTACAGTGTTTACATCCGTAGCGGATGTGCATCCAGTTCTTACATACCTTGCACTTGATGATTTGTTTTTCTCCGTTGAACCCCATGGATCCTCCTTGGTAGTAGGGTGAGCCAGTTTAGCGACATGGCTCAGGTCGTGACAGGTGGAAGGGTCCTGTCAGGCTTGCAGCTCTTCCTCATCAGCCATTAGAGCGAGGTTGAGTTGGTGAAACAGAGTGGTAACCTCTGCTTTGTTGAGGTACACAATATTGGTACCTAGCCAGAGTGAGTACTCCCAACCGACAGTGTTGGGGGCTGTTTTACGCACCCGAATGTCTGTTCCTGTACTTTGCATGTACATGTCCATCAGTTGTTCTCCTTGTTTGAGTTGTGGTTGATGTAGGCAATGATGTCAAGCAGCATTAGGCGTGAAAGTTCCCAATGGCGCTCGTGAGTGAGCGTGTCACTAAGGTGCAGGTCACGGACAATGGCGCAGTTATTTGCATGAGTTTCTAGCAGGGTGATGATTTCTTGCGTGGTCATGATACCTCCCTTGTTAGACATGGATTAGATAGTGACGCTAGGTACATCATGGCGACTGGCATTGCACCTTCATCGCGGGCTTTATCAAAATTTGCCCACTGTCGTATCTTTTCTTCATCAGTGAGTGGGTGCCAGATGATACACCTACATGTGTTTTCCATTGTATTTCTCCCTTTTGTTTGTGTTGGATGAGCAGTTTAGCCACATGCTCAGGTGGTATTGCTCAGCCCTGTGAAAGGTCAGTGCTTGAGATGGCGTAGTCCATGTCACCTTCACCTGTGTAGGTGAGGTCGAGGTCGAAGTCGCTCTCGTCAATGTCGTCTGGGTCAACACCTAACGGCAACTTGAGTGTGATTGCGATGGTGCAGTCTAGTGTGTACTCCACCTCAGTAGTGAGGTCAACACCGAGCGCTTCTGCTAGTTCTTTGGCTACGGTACGGTCAAGGTCATCTGAGTCAGCGTCCTTGATGATGTTACCTGCAGCAGTAATTCTGCTCTGCAGGATGCTGATGGTGTGCAACTGGGAGTCGATTGTGTTCTGCATTGAGGACACAACCTTGTCGTGCTCAGCCTTGTCAACTGTGTTGATTTCTAGCATGGTAGTTCCTTTCGGGTAGTTTTTGCACTCTGGATGGCACTTTGCCCCCCAGTTGTTATTTGAACAAGCCCCACATAGGCCTGTTACTAGGTTTAGCATTATTGTTCCTAGCGGGCGGTGCTCATAGCACCGTTGAAAGTGGCGGACGACATGAGTGCGGACTCGCCAGAACGCTTCCGCATCGTTATTGCACCGCCAAGCACGGCATTGGTTTAGGCGTTTACACATGCTCCTCCTTTGGTAGGTGAGCAGTTTAGTGTCATGCTCAGGACAGTATTATCAGACGCTAACTACAGTAAAGCGGGTAGTGGGCTTCTTGCAGTCGGCATACACCGCTGGGTACTTGAGTTTGAGCGTGTCAGTGTCTAGTCGCTCACCGTTAGGCTTATCGAACACCACCTCAACACCGTTGTAGGTGATGACACCACCGGCACCACCGCGAGCCTTGTCAAGGATTTCGCGTAGGCGCTTTTTGTTTGCTTCGGCTTCGGTCGCTGCTTTCTGCCACTTGATGTACTCACGAATGGCATCGGCGAGACCTTCCACATCAGAGACCTTGACGGCCTGACTGACGGGAATGTTGAGGACTGAGGTCTCAACGGCTGTGTCTTGCATGGTTCCTCCTTTATTGTGGAGCGGTGTTGCTCCGTGCCTGCCGTGGGACTTGCACCCACGCATGCCACTATGGGCAGGCGACCAACTCAGACTGTAATCAGAGTGCTGACAACATCAGCAATCTTTTTGCGCTGAGCGGTGGCAAGAGTGTCAAACCCTGATGCCTTGACCAGTCGGTTCTCACCCTTCTTGTCACCACGAGTTGAGGTGTAGTAGTCCTCGAACTCTGTCAGGGTGTTGAGCACACCCCATGCTGTGCCGCGTGCATTGTCCAGCGTTGGGCTGAACCGGTACAGCGTCCAGATGGTGCCGACAGCGTTACCCCAACGTGTCTTGGCTGATGGGCTGGCGTCCTCATCTGGGGTTGGGAACAGCACATTGAGCACTTTCTGCATGTCTGCATCTGTGGCAGGTGTGCTGTACAGTTTCTGAGCGAACTCATCCATCTGTGTGAGGTACTGCGTGGACAGGTTGAGTGCTTTACGCACGCCCTTGGCTCGTTCGTCAGCGGTCGCTGTGTGCTTGATGCTGAAGATGTTCTCCGCACCACCGATTGCCCAGTTGACTGTGTTCTGGCATACACCACGCACATTGGATGCGAACAACTTGGTGCTTGACGAACCGTCGAACGAGGTCACACCGAACAGGTAGCGGTTGATCTTGTCCTCTTGACCGTCAGGTCCAAGCAGCATCCCACCGGGTAGGCGTAGGGTGATGGCTGCACGCAGACCGTTGTTCAGAAGCATGGCGGACTCCCAACCATAGCCGGACTCATAGTCCACAGCATAGTCAAGCGTCTCACCAAGTGTCTGCACTTGGAAGGGCGTGTAACGCTCGGTCAAGCCGCGACCAAGAATCTTGCGCTTGCCACCTTCGAACAGTGGTTCACGCACGGTCTTGAAGTATTGACGGCTGGACTCTTCATCATCCAGTAGCACCTCAGGCTCAACCACAACATGGTGGTCAGCGAACCCGGCGTGGGTGAGGAACTCTTGGAGCGTGAGCTCCTCATCCTCACCAGCGATGTATTTAGCCAGACCGTGCCACGCAGGGTCGCTGCGTAGTGCAATCATTGGCTGACCGTTGACGAACTCGATACCGTGTGGCATTGTATTTCTCCCTTTTTGTTGTGTGTGACTAGCGGTGTGCTAATCGGCCAGTGAGTCACGCCCACTGGAATCTAGGGTGGGAGATTTGTTTGCCTTGGGCTAGTTGTTCCCGTCTACTACGCAGTAATCTACGCGCTCACCTCCTTTCCACCGGCATTTCCAACCCACAAGCCAGCACAGATGTACTCGCTTGTTGTTGACAGTGATCATGTCAACGTTCATTCTTCCTCCATCACTCGTGAGTTGAGTAGGGCTACAACAATGTCGTGCCCCTTGTATGCATCCTCTTCGCTGTCATAACGCCAGCAGAATAGGTCTAGGTAGTTATTCTCTGAGGGGAATACCATCGTCTCCCACTCATCCGCAAACCGGTTCGGTGGCACAGTGCTGACACACATGCCATTCTTGAGGACATCTTTCATTCTTCCTCCAGTTTGATTAGTCTGTCCCAACACTCACCGCACATGTTGGACTTGATGAGTTCCCTGTCCTCAGGGGGCAGGTTGGGTAGTGCTACCTGAATGAGTACCTCACGACGCTGCCACGCAGCGAAGTTGGCGATGTCAACCTCCAACTCCTTTGCCGTGGGGCAGTGGTGGCAGCGCACTGTTATTGTGCCTAGCATTATTTCCCTTTCCGTGGGTAGATGTGTCCACCGTACTGGTCTGTGATGCACCAGTCGGTCATGTGGTTACGGCAGTCCGGTGACATTGTCGCCCGGTCTATGGTGTGGATTGCGAGAGCGATGATGGCAGCCACTAGGACTGCCACCACGCGCTTTCCGCGTTTAGTGAGTTGCATTACTCACCCCCTTGTGTATTTGTTTGTGTTGGGCAGCCGCCCATGTCGCAGACACAACACAGCACCGATGCTGGCGCTGTGTTGACTATCGTGGTGTGGCATGTGCTGCCACATTGTTCGCAAGTCATCGTCCCTCCAAGGTCTCTAAGGCTGTACGCAGGCGCACGTACAGCGCCAGCTTGGGGAATGGAAACTTATCCCCTTCTTGTGCTCGCTGGTTAGCGAACTCCATGAGAACACGCAGTTCGTCTGCGCTCAACTCAACGCTTTCGCGTTTGATTTGCATCGTCATCACCTCCCTAGTAGATGCACGGAAGCACATAGGCCCTCACCTATGTGCAACCGAACCCCTACTCAGGCACGTACGTAGTTCATCCATTCGTCTCGGCGCTGTGCCGGTAGGCATGGGTACTCTGTCTGGCACTCAGGGCAGTACCCATCTCCGTCGGCAGTGTGCTGGCACTCCCAGCATGGGCAGCCCATGTTTGTACCTGCGGTCATCAGGTGCAGCCCCACAATCCACCGCAGGCGTTCCAGTGTGATGCCGTATTCAGCAGCAAGTGCTTGACGACGCGCATCATCATCATCGCCAATCCTCATCTCACGTTCGCGGTTGATGAGGATTGATCGCTCTACTATGTTCATAATCACCTCCTTAGTAGATGCACTGCAAGGCAGGGACTATTGCCCCTGCCCTGCCGAACTGCTAGTCAAGGTTGAAATGTAACTGGGCAAGCAACTTGTTCGCGTCAGTAGTTAGGTAGAACGCGCTGTACACGCCGTCGACCGTGTTCTGAAGAAACTCGTCCAAGAGGTCGTGCAGGTACTTGACCTCGTCCGGGTCTTTCCACACAGCCTGCGAGTCCATATTGCGGTAGCAGATATCGCTGTGAATGATGTCTCCGTACTGCATCTCTCCGCAGATTCTGCCTTCGCATGGGTCCGCGTATGTCATCTCTCTCACCTCCTCTCCGGTGACGTGTTGGGCCGTCAGGCTTGGAGTTCCTCTATCTCCTTGCCGCTGGCAATCTCGACCTTGCGGTCTCTCTCGCACAGAGCGCACACGCATTTCGCGCTCGTATTGTGCATGTGCTCAATCATGCGCACACGCTCGGCTGTGATGCCGTACTCTTCTGCGAGGTCTCGCAGAGTCTGTGGTGGCTGACCGGTCAGGCCAAGCCGTTTGCGCAGAAGGTCTGCGCGTTGTTCGGGTGTCATTCCCATTTCCTTTCAGTCAAGGTTTGTTAGTCGCCCATATCCAAGTCCGGCAAGTGTTGGTCACATGCCAGTTCGTAAGTGTCAGACACATAAGGTGTGCCGTCGTAGTAGTGGTGCGTTTCACGCTTGGTGAAACGGCCACAGCGTATGCATTGCCCACGCATATTGCGTTCCCCTTTCGTCATGGACATAGTCTGCCACCATGCCCAAACACTAGGGTCATGTTGTGAACATACCCCTAGTCTGCCCTGCCTACGCGGTGCGTAGCCCGCGCTTCGTGGCATGGACATAGTCTGCCACCATGTTCAAACACTAGGGGTATGTTGTGAACATACCCCTAGTCTGCCTTGCCTACGCGGTGCATAGCCCGCGCTTCGTGGCATGGACATAGTCTGCCACCATGCCGCTATGGCTAGGGGTATGTTGTGAACATACCCCTAGGGGTTAGGTGAATTGTCCGAATTGTCCGGGCCAGATGTCAGACGCTAGTGGAGCTTAGGGGGGCTGAGGCAGTAGCTTTATTATGAGTTGTGGCGTATCTCATAATAGGGAGGGGTGGTGTTATGTTTCACGTGGAACATTGGGACAGTAGCGGTTTTTTTGGGTTTGTCCGTTATTCTTGTGTTTATGTTTGGTGAATGGTTGGATGAGCAGCGTGACCGTAATGATGATGTTGGTCGTTTTGCGCGGTTGTGTTGGGATGATTTTACTTCGGGTTGTGCACGGTGGTTTTCTGGGGCAGTAGAGTGGCGGGATCATTTTGTTGCTTTGCACCCGGATAGGGCGGATTTTATGTTTGGTTTGTTGCGTGAAGCTTTTGTTGCTTATGCTGACGATGTGGTATCTAAGCGGGCATAATAGTGGTATGTCTTTAGCTGATTTGTATCATGGGCATTATGCTGATTTGGTGCGGTCTTTTGGGGTGGCTAATGCTGAGGGTGCTTATAAGGACAGTAGATTGGCTAGGGCTTTTGGTGATGGTGTATGAGTCTTAAGGATGATTTGAAGGGCTTGTTGGCGGATGTTGTGAGTTTTTATTTCCGCGCCCATGGGCATCATTGGAATGTTGAGGGTGAGGATTTCGCCCAGTATCATAAGTTGTTTCAAAAAATTTATGAGGACGCGTATTCTAGTATTGATCCGATTGCGGAGAATATTAGAAAACTTGGTGACTATGCACCGTTTAGGTTAGCGCGGTTTACTGAGTTGGCGAAGGTGCCGGATGCGGGCAGTAGCAAAACTGATCCGAAATCGTTGGCTAAGGATTTGTTGAAGGCTAATGATTATGTGGTTGGTCGGTTGCGGGAGTTGTATGTGGTTGCTGATGGGGAGAAGGAGTTTGCTGTTGCGAATTTTTTGGCGGACAGGTTGGATGCGCATCAAAAGTGGGGCTGGCAGTTGGGGGCGAGTGTTAAGTGATTGAGCGCGGTATACAGTTTGATCATGATGATTATGATGATGATGAGTTCGAGTATCCTGAGGTTACTGGGCGAACTGTTTTAAAGAATGTTGACCGTAGTATTGGGGATCATTATGCGAAGGAGTGGTTGGCTCGTACCCCGTGTGATTGTGGTTCTCCGGGGGGTAAACGCTGCAGTTCGTGTAAGTACACGGGGGGTATGATGTCCGCCGGTAGGCTTGGCAGGATAATTGGTCAAGCTAAGCCGAATATGATAAATTTATTGTCGGGTAAAGCAAATCTTGGGCCAGCTGTTGCTCAAAGTATCACTGAGGTGGTTAGCCCCGGAAGCCACTGGTCCGTTCTCCAATCCCCACCACCACAAGCAGTGGTAAGTAAACCAGCTGATGTAGGTAAATTTAGCGCAAAAATGGCCGCAAAGCCTAAACCCTTAGGGTTCTAAATGTCGCTACAAAGAACGCCCCGCCAGTTTATATCGTTACGGTCTGTGCCTAAATTTGAAAAGCTACCTATGAGTCAGCGAGATAAAGACGCTTTAAAAGGCAATATAAGTGATGTTGTTACCCATTTATCTAATCATTTTGGGAGTAACCCAATAGGGGAAAAAGATGCAACCCTATCCCCAATACCGTATGACACCACCTCACGTAAAGGGTTTGTGCAACCAGAGGGAATTGACCCAAAGGGTTGGAGTCACGTAGTAGACCTAAACGGTAGAAAAACAGTGATGGTAAAAGCCGCAGGTAGGCATATACCGTTCTACTTATCAACGGGCATGGGAGGTAAGTTCACGTCTTCCGGGGCATCAACTGAGGGTATGTGGTTGCCGATGATGGGTATACACCATGAGTCCGGCTGGATTAATAAAGGAAGTGGGGTTGATAGTCATTATGGAAGCCCGCATTTGCAACAAATAGGAGCTATGCTAACAAAGCATTTTGCTCAAAATCCTATAGGTAAAGCTCCTATGTTAAGCGCCGGTAGTGAGACAGATGTACGAGGGCTTGGTCCCGGTAATGGTGGGCCCGAATCTATAACTCATCGTTTTATAAACAGCGCTATGAAATTTCGACCTATTTATGGCGAGATGTACAAGAGGGTAGGATAATGCCATTTAAATCCCAAGCGCAACGCAAATGGATGTACGCTAATGAACCAAAAATGGCAAAACAGTGGGAAAAACACACACCTGATAAAAAACTTCCTGAAAAAGTAAAAAAGGCAACATAATGGAACGCGGCCAACAGTTCCCACTTAAAATGACCGCACGCCAAATTGTTGGTGGGTATCACCTACCTGACCGTGAAAACCTACTTACAGGTGAGGTTACACCAACGGATCAGTTTTTAAAAGACCGTTTGGCAGTAGCTGACCGTCGTGGAATAACTAACAGCATTCTTAAAAACGGTTTAAAGAACCCTATTAGGCTTGTGACAGGTAATGTGAACGAAGTTGAGGACGGTCATCACCGTTTAGCGGTTTTGTATCATCACATGCCTGATACCCCTGTTGATGTGGTTCATGAAACGAAAACCATGGATGATCGTCTCAAAGATATTTTTTCATGAATAAAAAACCCCTTGTTAAAGATATTCCGGTACAATTTAGAAGAGTGAACTACGGCCCGTTTAATGGCCGTACTCAATCATTCCAGCAGTATTCTGTTGCACCGGCGGCGATGGATTCGCAAATAAGGAGGAGCGCATGACTGATAAAGCTCCTAAACCCACAGAGTACAATGATGATGACTACCGTTATTTGCTAAAAAGGGTGGGCGCACCGGATAGCCCTGAAAATAGGGCGTGGTTGCGTTCATGGAAAGCCGCTGAGAAAAGCGATTTTGAGCACAACCCGTTTAACACCACCCAGTATGTGACGGGTGCGAAAAACCCTTCGGGGCAAATTCAGTCGTATAAGACCCGTGAATCGGGGTTGAACGCTACCGCTGACACACTGTTGTATGCGGGTAAGGGTTCGTACTATAAGGATATTTTGAAGGGTTTGCGGGCCAGTGACCCGAAGTCGTCAACGCAGGCGCTTGTTAATTCGCCTTGGGCTGCTGGTCGTTATGGTGGTGCGGATGATTGGACAAAGTCCAGTGTGTGGGGCGCGTATCAGCGTAATAAACCTGCCCCTGTGCCCCGGCAGTTCACCCCTGAGGCTAATTTTCAGAAAAGTATTGGGTCACCAAAAGCGTCAAAACCTATCCAAGATCCGCTTATGGCACCCGGGTTGCAGGGTATATGGAACCGTGAAAAGGATCTGTTTAAAAGAACAATACCCGGGGCGGCTGCATTTTTGGGACATGTTGCCTCTGAGGTTCCACGTCAAGCGTTTAATGTTGTGAGTGCTGCCGCATCGGGTATGAGTGGGGCAAGCTCAGTAGCATCACAACCGGATTACAAAACCCCAAGCCTTCGTTTAGAGAACAAATCTGATCGTCCGTTTGATTACCAGACCAGTAATAAAGCCCCCACAGCCGGGCAGTTAACTTCTGATATTGCGTGGACGGTAGCTAATTTAGGCGGAGCTGAGGCTGTTAAAGAAGCTGCTAAAGGTGTTGGTGCCGTGGTTAAAACGGCTAAGGTTGCCCGTGAGGCTCGTGCTGAAAGAGTATTAGGTGCCGGTAGTAAGTCCCGTATTTTTCCAAAAGAAGAATCTGGGGTATCAACGGGTGATGTTGAGGCAGTATCTGGACGCCCAAGTATGTTTAATCGCGCCCAACAGTCTTTGGGTAAAAAAATTTCTACCGCTGGTTTGGCTCTTTCAGCTTTCGCCCCATTGTCTGCTGACGCAGCGGCGCTTGCTAAACCAGCGTACTCAATGTCAGAGTCAGTAGCTAAAGCTGGTAAAGCAATTGAAACATCAGGGAAAGAATTTAAAGTTGCAACCGCTCCAGAAGTGAAACCTGTTGTTGAACCTGCAGCGAAACCCGCAACCCCACCGAAAACTGAAACCCCACCAAAGACTGAAACCCAAGTGGAGTCGCACAGTCAAGGTTCACAATGGGCAGCCACAACAGGTGTTCACGCCGCTCAGGAAGCCGGTAGGCAAGCCGCTACCGCACCAATAACTTCTGAAGTACCAACACGTCAACAGGTACCCACGAATCAACCTAAGGGCCCAACAATGCCCGGGGAGATGCCCCCTAAGGAACCGTCACCGGAACCAATTAAAGAAAAACTTAAAATGGGTGGTGACGGGTCCGACATGGTTTATTCGGGAGCCCCAGAAACATACAAGGCGGTGTACTAATGGGTGAAGTTAAAAAGTTTGGGCCCTACAAAGGATCTAAGCAAAAGGGCGGTAGACCCATCTACGTGTACAAAGAGCGGGTTTCTAAGGGTGTGTGGAAAACCACGTCCAAGAATAAAGCCCGTGCTGATTACGAAGAAAAGCATGGCAAGTTGTCTAAAGACACTGATGTTGATCATAAAGACAATAATAAGAAGAACGACAAAACCAGTAATTTGCAGGCCATGTCCCACAGTAAGAACGTGGCTAAAGAGAACAAGCGCCGAGCGGGTAAGAAATAATGGCGCGTAAAATACATTTTTTATCAGGTTTAGGAAATGCCGCAATAAATGCTGCCGACAGTTGGTGGGAAAAAGAAAAAGCAAAATCCACAAAACACGGCGTTAGTAAACGTGAAGCTATTGATGATGCGATAGACGACAACAACATTATTGAGGCGTCTATGGAAAGCGATATGGGTTACTGATGATGCGTAGCCAACAATTCCCCACGCCCAAGAAAAAGGCAGTAGTCTTTGACCTTGATGGTACTTTGGTCGACACTATGAAGTACGAGAAACACCATAAGCATCACCACCCAAAATTTGCTAAAGAAGCTTTAAAAGCTGACCCTATTGACAAAAACATTGACAAATTAAAAGATAAAAGCGAAGACAGTAACATTGTTATTTTAACGGCCCGTTCCGCCCACTATGAGGACGAAACTAAAACATGGCTAGATAAGCATGACGTTCCTTACGATAAACTAGTGATGCGCCCAGAAGATGACTCAACATCTAAAGATAAAGACCTCAAAGCTAGTTTGTTAAGGTCAGAGATTTTGCCGAAATATAATGTGGTTAAAGCATACGATGACAAGAAGAAAAACGTTAAAATGTTTAAAGCGCACAATATAGAAGCGAAACAGGTGTAATTATGGCTTTAGATGATGTTGGCGGCATGGCAACAAGTTCAGGCATGCGTGGTTACCTACCTGCGCTGGGTTTGAGTTGGCTTTACGGGCGTGGTGGTGGTGGTCGCGGCGCCGGTGGCGGGGGCGGGGTTACTCCACGCCGTGAGCTAGAAAACCAAACCATTGCTTTGCAGAACCGTGAGCAAATTGGTATTAATGCCCAAGGGCAAAGCCTCAACCAGCAGGTTGATGCCCACTCACGTATGCAAGGGCTTACTTTAGGTAACGCGGGAGTTCAATCCGCTGCTGGTGGTAGATCTGGGCTTAGAGGAGTTACTGGTCCGCTGGCGTCAGTTCAATTCGCTAATCTTGCTGCCGGTACCCCAATGTCAGGTCAAACTGTTATTGGTGGTGGCCGAATGGACTTCGGTAACCCGCAACATGCGGCGTCTCCTTCTGGTCCTCAAATGATGGGTATGCCCGGCACGCCTGCTAGACGGCACACTAGGGTTGCCGCTCTTCCCCAAGGCGGTCCTGTGGGTGGGTACCGGCAGACTAGGTGGAGCCCAAATGACGATGACTCAAATATTATTGACGCAGTAATTATTCCAAATGAGAGAAAACAATCTCGTACAGGGGGACAGTCTGCAGGTACAACTGCACTACCCTCAAGGAGAACACCGTTAGCCATTGAAGGACCTAGTAATACTACGCCCGCAGTGGCAGGCACAAAACCTCCGCTAGAACTTAACGCTGGCCCTATAGGTAAACCTTGGAAACTTGCAAACCCTTACGATGAATTGAAGTCTGGCAAATAATTTACATGAGTAAAAAAGTTAACTCCCCGCGTAAGTCTAAGGGATTACCTGAGTCACAAAAACAACGAGACGCTAACACCCGGACTATTAAACCATCTGCAGAAACCCCATACAAGGGCAAGAAAACTAACGCTTTGCAGTGGAATCGTTGGACACCATGAAACGCAAAACTAGTTTCAAGAAGGCAGTAGAGCCGCCTAAAATTATTCGGGACAGTAGATTTGGGCTTAGGAAACTTCCCCGTAGTGAAGAGCACCCGCAAACTTATTCATACATGGATCCCGGTAAGGGACCAAATGGTGAGCATTTAAGTTAAAATAGAGTCATGGCTAAATCAGAAGCGTGGTCTCGTAAAGAGGGCAAGGACCCTAAGGGTGGCTTAAACGAAAAGGGACGCAAGTCTTACGAAAAGTCGCACCCCGGTTCTAATTTGAAACCCCCTGTTAAAAAAGAGCAGGCTAAGAAGTCTAAAAAATCTGCCGCAAGGCGTGATTCCTTTTGTGCTCGCATGGAGGGCATGAAGAAGAAAAATACGTCAAGTAAAACAGCCAACGATCCAAACAGTAGAATCAATAAGTCGTTACGTGCGTGGGATTGTAATTAACTCAGGTTTAGGCAAGAAACTTTTAAAAAGCCCGATAAACTAATAGTGTATGCGACGGCATACGTTATCCTAACTCTAGAGAAAAGGTATTAAATAATGGCTGGAACTTTTGACTCCCCTGTGGCGTCTTTTGATTTGTACAAGTCAACAGTTGCGTCTAACGCCTCGGTGACATCGCCCCCTAAGATTGCAAACTTTGTTGCCCCTTATGACCTTGAAATCCTTGCTGGTTCAATTTCTGCGCTTACTGCGTCTACTGGTGCTTACTTGTGGGCGAATATTAAGGCCACTGACCCGGCTGGTAACACGGTTACGTTGTTTGCTCGTCCATCTGCTCCCGCAGTTATTACCAAGGCGCAGGTTGACCAGAGCTACTTGACGGTTGTTACTACTGCCCCAGCTGTTGCGTCAACGACCCCAACTTCTGCGGTTTCCACAACACTAGTTGCTGTATCAGCAACTGATAACATCAAAGTTGGTCAAGGTGTTGCTGGAGCTAAGGTGCCTGTCGGTACCCGTGTTACTGCGTTGTCTGCTGCATCAGGTGCTGGTAACGTAACTGTTGAGCTTCCGCAGAACGCTGATGGTACATACCCGAACTTGACGCTTGCCACAACTGACACTATTGCGTTCTTCACCGCTCCGACCCCAATTCCAAACCAGACGGTTTTGTTCCAGAACCTTCCGGCTCCGTTCAACGGTGTGAACTCCGCGTACGGTTACGGTGACGGTCGCTCTGTCACGTGGCAGGTGGTAGATTCTTCGCACTCAGTCACCGCGCAGACCGTCAAGGTTGGCCCGTTGACTCAGGCGTCGCAGTACAGCAACACAAGTGGTTTCTGGAACTTCACTGTTGCACAGACCGCTGTCGCTACTGGTCAAATCCAGATCGTTGAGGCACCAGTGTTGGCGTCAACAACTGCAAACTCTGGTAGCGTGTTTAACTACCCGGACAAGAAGGCTGTTATCGCTAAGGGTTCTGTGGTGTTCGTTGAAGCTTCCGCTATCACCACTGGTTTCACTGGTATTGCTGCAACTGCTGCTGCTGACTGGGCTGATGTGTCGGTTCGTTTGACCACCCGGAAGGTCTGACCTTTCATAGAGAACCCCCGCTTCGGCGGGGGTTTTTCTATTTCAACACCGCGTCATTAAACTTAATAATGGATTCAGGCCGTGGAAGGTTTCTTTCTTTACGAAGCCTTCTGCGGTCTGTTTTTGTTGTTCCCGCCCAAATACCTACAACATCAACAGTGAGTGCGTAGTCTAAACAAGGTGTTTTAAACGCACACTGGTTGCATATTTCTTTTGCTTTCCTACTGTTGTGGTAAATGTCTTCAGGTGATTCGGGAAAAAATAGTTCAGGGTCAGCGTCCATGCATGGTTGAGTACCATCAAAATATGGCGCTTTAATACCATCCATGTCGTCGTGAATGTTTCCAAGCTGCACAAGGGCTCCCGTAGCGTCTAGTAATGTATCGAAGTCCGTATTTAATTTGCAAACGTGGATCTGAGGTTTTTTTAACCTTGTAGTTGTGCCATGTTTGCGGCATGAACTGCGCAATACCATACGCTCCAGACCGCTTGTTGCGGGCCTTAGGATTGAAATGGCTTTCTTTGGTCCAGAGCATATCTAAACAACGCCATTGTGTCAAATCGAAACCCGCGTCACGCGAAACTCTTTGCGCAATTTCTCGGGGTTTTTGTGGCTTAGGTGGGCGCGGCGTTTGTGTGTGTTGCACGACGGGTGTGGGTGTAGGAGGTTTTACGGGTTCGGCAAACCCAACAAACTGTTGTGTTGTCAACAGCAAACTTGCAATAAAGTATTTTAGTCGCATGTGTCTCCTTCGCTTACATTTAGTAAAGCATACATTTGTACGTGTGTCAAATAACACTATTTCACGTTTGTGCAACAATGAAACCGACAATTAAGTAAAATAGGTATAGAGAGTTATTTTGATGGACAAAAAGTTGGGCTAGGCAATAGTCTAACTGGGAGTCTTGAATGAAGTTACTGCGTGTTTTTATTGCGGCGTTTATCGCCGTGAGTATGGCTTTTGTCGCACCTTTGAGCAGTAAACCTGCATCAGGCGTAGGTATTGAACCTAAGAGTGCGGTTTATAATTGTGAAACTAAGCGCACATGGGATAGCGCGGAACAGTCGTATGTGTATAAGTTTACTTGTGATGTTTTTTCTGCTGACGACCCGAAAGCGACACCATCTCCGACTGCTTCTGAGCTCTCAGGTAGTCCTTCTCCCAGCCCAACAGCGGTGTTTCCTTCCGTTTCTGCCGAACCATCTCTGACAAAGCTACCAGCAGAACCTGTTCCACTACCCACCCCTGACGTGACTGACCTGACGCCCGAACCGGCGACATCTAATGTGATTGATAATCCTAGTATATCACGGGATGATCAAGTGATAATTGAGCAAGCCACTGAAGACGGGGTGTTGACTGACGATGAGAAGGTCAAGGTGGCGGATATTCTTGTGGAGTCATTCACGGATGCCCCAGCTATTCCATCGGATGTGTTGCAGGATTCTGGGCTTGACTATGAGGATTTACCTCCTGAACAGCCTGTGAGTTTAGATAACGGGGTGGTTATTACCGCAAGTGTGGCTGATGCTATTCAAATTTTTGACACACCATCAGATGTGCTTACAACTGTTCTTGTGGATCCTAAAAAAGCTTTTAAAGCCATTTTTAATGTGGGGGCAGATTTACCTAAGAAGGTAAGAAAGAAAAGCCAACAAGTGGTTTTTCCCGTAATTATTGTTGGTTCAGTTATAACTAGTGCAACTTTGGGAATAATAAAAATAAGGAGGTAAGCAATGAGGTGGTTCAAAGATGTGTTTATTGAACTCCTTAATCAAACTTTTACACTCCTTGGCTTTTTTACTGCGTGGGTTCTTCTGGAAGGTAGCGCCCGCAAAGTGGTGGGGGTTGCAATTTTATGGTCGTGTTTTATTTGGTTGGTGACACTTCGAGTGAGGGAGCCTAAAGATGAGTAAAGTGTTTAAAACTATCCCAATTCGCATGCTGGCGGTGTTTTTACACTCAGCTCTGGCAGTTATTGGTGCCGGGTCTATTATTGGTATTAACGCCGCTAAGTCTGCGTTGATTGCGGGTGTCACAGGCGTAGCACAAGTGCTACAAGCGTTAACTAAGGGTTACATTGATGACGGGGTTTTAAATGATGATGAAGTCAATTCAGCGTTTAGTTTGATTGGCGAAGAGAAATGAATTGGAACTCTGCTGGTGGTTGGGCCACCGTAGGCGGTCTCATTTTAGAAATACTAATTATTTTGTGGGGCGTGTTTCGTCACTTTAATAAAATTGAACGCCGTTTAGACCGCATGGAATTGGAATACAAACCCAATCATGGGTCAAGTATGCGGGATGCTGTAAACCGAATTGAGAAGAGCATAGCAAAGCTTGAGGGTCGTTTTGAGCAACATGTGGAAGAAACCGAATAGTAAAATAGGATTACCTACTAGTAGCGAGGAAACTCATGGGTAAAAACCTTCAAACTGTGGTGCAAGGATACTTGTACGCGGGAATCACGGCTGCTGCTGCTCTGTGGATGAGCGGTGAGCATGACTTCAAGACCATTGGTGTTGCGGCTGCTACAGCGGTTGTCGGTCCCTTGCTCCAAGCAATCAACCCAAAGGACTCAGCAATCGGTGTTGGCGCATCAACTGAGTGATGTGTCAATGAAAATGGGTCGCTACGGCGGCCCTTTTTCTACTTAGGGAGTAAAATAGTTTTATGTATGTTATTAAAAAAGTTCAAGCTCGGCAGGCACATGCTTTGCCAACTAGGGTGGGTCGCTCAGTTGGGCCGTTCCCGCCAGAACTTTTTGCTGCACCTACTGTAATAAACCCTTATGACCCTACACCGGAGGAATACCTTGTATGCTCTGAATGTGGTGGCAGGGAGTTAGAAGCAAATATTCCGTTCCATGTTTGTTGGGAGGATGACGATGGCAATGCCTGATCCTGAGGATGTAAACATTGATCAGCCAATTATTCCCGCTACTGGTCTCATTTTTGCCCCCACTTCGGGCGTGGAAAAAGATGTCAAAAGGATGGCTCATGGGCCTCGTCCGCGTGCTTTGTTGATGAGCTGGACCCCAGATGATAATAATCCGGGGTTTGGAACTATTGGGGTTGTTTTTCGTGACGCTGGGGGAAGAGTTTATAACTATTATGATGTGCCGCAAGATATTTGGGTTGGGTTTGAGGACGCTTACTCTACAGGTGAGTATTTAGAATCTTCTGGGTTAAACGGTTGGCCTAATAAGGGCTTTGCCGAAGGGTCTTTTACATTTTACCAAAAGGTAGTTTCGGCACGCCGTCAAGAATTTGGCGATCAGTATGCCACAACTAAAGAATTCCTAGGTAGACCGAAGAAGTTGCTTGGAAAGCGCCCAACCCAGTAGTATAGTCACATGAAATCTTTTGGAAAACTATACGCTGATGTTATTAATTACCCTATCTACAAGAACAGGCTTATTGTAGAAAAAGGGTGGAGCAACGAGACAGATGAACCTTATAGAAAAGGTACCTGCCTTGTTATCAAACTTCCCTTGCTTTCTAAAGCGTTTGTTTTAGGTTTTTGGGGAAAACCACAATCTGAGGCGGATGCCCTTATGGGCGCTATCATGGGTAAATCCCTTGATGTTTCTACGGAAGAAATTATGGAGTGGTAATGTTTAAGAAAAAGAACTGGAATAAACCGTTTTCTGAGAAAATCGCCAAGCGGGTAAAAATCATTCCACGAGATCAGTTATCTGTGTGGATTGAAACATCATCATATGAGGTTACTCGTTGTATCCGGGAGTATGAAAAAACTAATGATCTGTTCTTTCTTAAAGAGGCGTTAACAGGTGCTGAGGCGCTGCACGCATCGGTGAACGAGTTATACGACCGGTCTGTGATATAGTTAATACTGCCTTCCTTCCTTCCTCCCGTAGGCGACAAAAGGCCCGGTTTAAACGCCGGGTCTTTTGTTTTACGGTAAACTTATAGGAGAGCCCTAACATTGGAAAACCATGCGCGAGATTGAGTTTTACGAAGAAGATGAACTGCCTCCGATTGAGGAAGAGCAGGAGCTTGACGAATTCTCTAAAGAGTTCGTTAAAAAGCTTGTAGACAAGATGATGCAGTTTATGGCTGCCCTTGTTGGTCATGACCTGCACCCGTATCAAAAACCTTTGGCTAGAAGAATTATTGAGTCCGTCATTATCAACGACGGTGAGGAAATCACCGCTTTAGCTTCTCGTCAATCAGGTAAGTCTGAAACTATTGCTAATACTGTTGTGACGCTCATGGTGTTGCTTCCACGGTTGGCAAAGATGTACCCGGATCTTTTAGGCCAGTTTAAAGACGGTCTTTGGGTTGGCATGTTTGCTCCTGTTGAGGGTCAGGTAGAAACCCTGTTTGGTAGGGCGATTAACCGTCTTACAAGTGAGCGTGCGCAAGAAATTCTAGGGGACCCTGAAATTGATGACTCTCTTGGTAAAGTGCCGGGTGTTACCCGCCAAATTAAATTGAAGAACTCTGGGTCTACTTTGATGATGATGACCGCTAACCCGAGAGCCAAGATTGAATCTAAGTCCTTCCATCTCATTGTTATTGATGAGTGTCAAGAAGCAGACGATTTTGTTGTTTCTAAATCTATTAGTCCAATGCTTGCCTACTACTCAGGCACTATGGTAAAAACTGGTACTCCTACGGTGAGTAAAAATAATTTTTATCGGGCTATCCAGTTAAATAAGCGGCGTCAAACAGCTCGTGGTCGGCAAAACCATTTTGAGTGGGATTGGCGAGAGGTAGCCAAGTACAACAAAAATTACGAAAAGTATGTTAAGAAGGAAATGCTTCGTATCGGCGAGGATTCGGATGAGTTCCAAATGTCGTACTGCTGTAAATGGATTCTTGAGCGCGGTATGTTTATTACATCATCTGTTATGGAAGACTTAGGCGATACCAGTATGGAGGTGTCTAAGTCGTGGTTTAAGTCCCCTGTTGTGGTTGGTATTGATCCAGCCAGAAAGATGGACTCCACTGTGGTCACTGTGGTGTGGGTGGACTGGGATAGGCCGGATGAGTTTGGTTACTACGATCATAGAGTGCTCAACTGGTTAGAGTTACAGGGAGATGACTGGGAAGATCAGTACTTCCAGATTGTTAACTTCTTATCTAATTACAACGTTATTTTTATTGGGGTGGACGCTAATGGCGTTGGAGATGCTGTTGCACAGCGTTTAAAGCTCCTTATGCCTCGTGCAGAGGTCGTTCCCATTACAAGTAGTGCACCTGAGCAATCTAAGCGCTGGAAGCACCTCAAGGCCCTTATTGATCGACGCATGGTGGGGTGGCCTTCTCACGCAAAGACTAGGCGTTTGCGTACTTGGAAACGTTTTTATCAGCAAATGACAGACTTGGAAACAAAATTTCAGGGGCCAAACTTTACTGCTAAAGCGCCTGATGAGCCACATGCTCATGATGATTACGCGGATTCACTGGCTATTGCTTGTGCTTTGACATTGGATATAACAATTCCGGAAGCTGAAATGTCTAGTTCGCCATTTTTCCATTGATTTTTAGCCGTACAATTGATGTGAGGTACCTCAACCTAAGGAGTAAGAATGCCAATTGCACCAGCACCCCGGTTCCCGGAGAATGCGCCTACGGTTTATGACCGTGCCATGGCCCCGGCAATTCCGGGTAAGCGCGGTCCTTTGCGTTTTGAGGAAGGTATCGCCACCGATACCGATGTTCCCCAAAACTTTCAGAAGGGCGCATTGCAGGGTTACACACCTGCACCGGGTCGTTCAAACCACAACGCTAATGTCTTTGAGAAGTATCCAGAAGAGACAATGGCTGAACGGGCTCACGTTGGTTCCGCCGCATGGGTGGAAGCCCCCGCAATGCTTCAGGAGTTTGCTTCTGAGGCGTTTGCTGACCACGGCGTGCTTCAGTACGAAGAGGTGTTCCGTAATGGTGGACACCAGCACCGCGTAAATCCCGCTGTCGTCAACGACTAATTTGTTTGCCTTGGGCAGGAAGTATGAGTCCTGCCCAAGGTAGGCATTCGTGAGGTCATTATGGCTTATATGCAAGGTCGCCCTGTAGCGGAGAGTGCGCACCTAGAGCCCGCTAATCCCAAAATGTGGAATATGTATGTGGCTCAGGCTAAGGCGCGGTTTCGTGTTTACCCTTCCCCCACTGCTTCTTCTTGGGTTCACGCTCAATATGTGCAGGCTGGCGGTAAGTTTGTTGACAACAAAAGTCAAGTAGACCCAAGGTTTAGAGATTACGCCAACGAAGATATTAAAAAGAAGGAAGCCCTTCAAAAGAAAAAAGTAAAAAAGCCGGTGGGTAAAGGAACGAGAGCAAGCCGTCAGTTCCTTCCCGGATAACGTGCTAAACTAGATGAACAACAGTTGAGGGTGGTAAGGTGAGTATTGATTTTTCGCCCCCTAGTTATAGGGCAGCGTCATCAGACCTCACTATTTCTATTTCCCCGCTGGGTCTTGTTGAACTTGCGGATGAAGAGTTTGAGGTTCACGGTCCTCGTCTAAACCGTTATTCCCTTAACTGGGCAATGTATTTGGGTCACCACCAGTCTTACCGCCGTCAGGCTGGTGAAACCCAGATGATCATGAATTATTACCGTGCTATGACGGATTACATCATTAACTTTTCTTTTGGTAATGGTGTTAATTTTCGTTCACCAAAAATGACTGAGGCTATTGTGCCCGGTTTGTTGGAGCGCGTGTGGGAGATTGATAACAATAAACCCACTGTGTTGTGGGAAATGGGTCAGCAGGGCGGAGTTTCTGGTGACTGTTTTATTAAAGTTGCGTATGAGGAGCCTTTTGAGGATTCCGCCGGAAGACTGCACCCCGGTAAAGTTCGCATTTTGCCGTTAAATTCGTCTTTTTGTTTCCCTGAGTTTCACCCACATGACCGCGAACGTCTTATCCGTTTTAAACTTAAGTATCGTTTCTGGGGAACTTCTCTTGAGGGTACTCGTCAGGTGTTCACGTATACGGAAATTTTGACTGATGATGTCATTGAAGAGTACATCAATGATGAACTTATTGATTCTCGCCCTAATCCGCTTGGCATTGTCCCTGTTGTTCATATTGCAAACGTAAGAGTTTCCGGGTCCCCATGGGGGTTATCGGATTGTTATGACATCATCCCAATTAATAGGACATACAATGAAGTTAGTACGGACATTGCGGACATCGTTAATTATCACGCTGCTCCTGTTACAGTTATCACGGGAGCCAAGGCTTCCCAGCTGGAAAAGGGCGCAAACAAGGTCTGGGGTGGTTTACCCAAGGACGCGCGAGTAACAAACCTTGAGGGTGGTGCCGAAGGGCTGCGGGGTGCCATGGAGTTCCTTGAGATGATGAAGAAGACCATGCATGAACTTGTGGGCATCCCTGAGACTGCTTTGGGTCAGGCGCAACCCATCTCTAACACTTCTGGTGTTGCTTTGTCTATTCTTTTCCAACCTTTGATGAACAAGTACCGTCAAAAAATTATTCAATACGCGCATGGTCTTGAGCGCGTAAATGAACTTGTGTTAATTACTTTAGCGGTTAAAGAACCAGAAGCGTTGCAGTGGAACCCGCAAGTTGATGTTCAGTTGAAACCCGGGCAAGTTCCTGTGCTTGATCCCGCTGACCCTGCTACATACACAACTTATGCGCATTTTCCGCCGCCTTTGCCGTTGGATAAGCTGATTGTTTTAAATGAGATTCAGTCGAAAATGTCTCTTGGTTTGGAATCAAAAGCTGGGGCTTTGCGTACATTGGGTGAAGAGTTCCCTGAGGAAAAGCTTGTTGAAATTCGCCAAGAATTGCTTGATGATGCTCGCGCAGACGGGGCCCTTAAGTTGGTTCAAACTCAAGTTGAGAATGAAATCATGTCGTTGACGGGCATGATGTCAGGTGGCCTCGGTGGACAGCCTGTTCCTATGGGTGGTCCTGAGGGGCCAGTTCCGGGAGCACCGGTACCGGGTCAAGCACCTCCTGTACCAATTATTGACCAAGCAGCTATGGAAGTTCAAATGGGCGAGCAAGCTTTGAGAACTCAATTAGTAACTGAAGCATACGGCACCGTTGTTCCCCCAAGGAAGGTACCGAATGATTACAACAAGAATTAGTTGATTTTTGCTGTAAACTAGTAAAAACCCACCGTGTGGTCATATGTGGCATTGATTATCGGACAACGACCCAGACAATATAAAGGATAATCATGGACACATCTGCAAATGTTGATGCTTTCGCTGCGGAAGCAGGGACAACTCCAGTTGTAGCAGGCGTTGACGCGCCCACTGCTACGCCTTCTTTTTCTCCCAATACTCCTAATGCTAATAAGTTTTATACTGAAGAAGATTTAGCACGAGTCCGGGGTCAAGAAAAGGACAAGCTTTACCCTCAGATTGACAAGTTGAAGGAAGAACTTGACGCGATTAAGCGTGAGCGTGAAGAAGAATCTGCCCGTAAGGCTGCTAAGGAAGCCGCAAAGGTCGCTAAAGAAGCTGAGTTAGCAAAGAAGAAGCAGGAAGATGAGCTTGAGCTCCGCGACCTGCTGTCTAAAAAAGAACAAGAGTGGTCGGAGCAGTTGGATCGTGAGCGCCAAGAGCGTGAACGCGCCTTTGCTTTACTGGAGCGCGAAAAGACTTTTGCAGAAGTGCAGTCTTATCGCCAAACTAGACTTGACCAAGTTCGGGATAATATCATTCCTGAGTTGGTTGATTTAATTCAAGGTAACACCCCTGAAGAAATTGACGCGAGTATAGCAGGATTACAGGATCGTTCATCGCGTATCCTAGAATCAGCGCAGCAAGCTATGCAAGCAGCGCGTCGTGATATGACGGGGACGCGGGTAACCACGCCCCCAGCCGGACCGTTGGATATCAATACGGGTAATAGACAGTTTACGGCGGAAGATATTTCCTCCATGTCGATGAACGAATACGCGAAGTACCGCCAGCAACTTTTGAGTGATAAAGCTCAGGGTCGCTCACAGGGACTGTTCGGGTAAGAAAAATTTAACCCATCTAAACTAGTTTAGGAGTCAATAAAGTGGCTAGCGGTATTACTGGTACCGGGCTTTTGGCAGCATCGCCAACCGCCTATTCGGGTACTAACACCCAGCTTACTCAGTCGATCCAGACAATCTGGTCGAAGGAGATTCTATTCCAAGCGATGCCGATCCTGCGTTTCGAGCAATTTGCGGTCAAGAAGACCGAGCTCGGTGTCGCCCCGGGTCTGCAGATTAACTTCATGCGTTACAACAACCTTGGATCAGCGGCCCCGCTGGTTGAGGGTGTTCGCATGTCCACCAATGCGCTGACTGCACAGCAGTTCAGCATCACCGTTGCAGAGCACGGCTACGCAATTGCCGTTTCCGAACTTCTGCTTAACGCATCTTTTGATGATGTGATGGCGTCTGCGTCCCGCCTTTTGGGCCGTAACATGGCTATCTACCTTGACAACCTGTCTCGTGACACGCTGTACAACGCAACGTCGCAGATCTGGGGCGAAGACATCCTCACCAAGGTAGACAACAGCGGTGCCAAGACCGAAAACATCAACAACTGGTATGCAAATGGTTACGTTGCGACTAGTAACGCGGGCCTGAATGGTGCTAATTACTTGACCCCTCACACGGTCAAGGATGCTGTTGAGCAGTTGGCAACTAAGAACATTCCGAGACTGGGCGAAACCTATGTTGCGTTTGTTCACCCACACCAGAGCCGTCGTCTCCGTGACAACCCTGAGTTCATTGAGGTCACGAAGTACGCAGCCCCGGGTAACTTCATGCTTGGTGAAATCGGTCGCCTTTATGACACCGTGTTCATTGAGACCACGCAGGTCCGCAAGGTTCCTAAGGGTGCTGGTACCAACTGGACTGCTGACTCGGCTGTTGCAAATCCTGTTGTTGCACCCGGTGGTGGTTACACCACGCCAGTTACGTTGACAGGTAACGGTACGTATGACCGTTATGATGCCATCTTTATTGGTGACAACGCGTTTGGTCACGCAACCTCGCTCCCGGTTGAGCTCCGCGACGGCGGTATTCTTGACTTCGGTCGTGAGCATGCATTAGCTTGGTACTCCATCTTCGGCCTTGGTCTGATCACCGATCAGGCTGTGCTGGTTGCGAGCACCAACTGAGGTAACAACCTCGTAAGCTGGGGGCTGGTACACTTGTATCAGCCCCCAGTGCTTTCTACAGACATTAACTAGGAGAAAATAATGGCAACAAAAGCAAAACCCGGTGACGCTACCGGTAGACTCCGTGAGGAAACCCTTCGTGCAGTAGCAGCGGAGCAAGAGCAGCGTTCTGCTTCTTTGACCATGGCTGCTGCTGAGGAAAAAATTCGTCAAGAAACCGAAGTTATTGACGCAACTGTGGCAAATACTGCGACTGTTATTGTTGATGAAGTTATTGTTGCTGAGGCGGCAAAAGATGACACGGTTGTTATTCGTGTTGTTGAAGACATTGAGAACATGACTTTTGGCGCGGGTAATTATTTTTCGTTTAGGGCCGGTCAAAAGTACGCGGTAAACCGTGATCTGGCTAATCATCTTCAGGCTAAAGGTTACTTAGCAAATACGCTGTGATGTAGTTGTGAAGGGAGACGGGCTTCGGCCCGTTTTCTTTTTGCCTGTTTTTTGCCTGTTTTTTTGAGATAATAGAAGCAGGCTTACTGAGGAGTTTATGTGGCTATTCTCACCGATTTGATCAGCCGAGTTCGGTTGGAGCTCGGTGATCAGCCTGTGCAGTTCACCACCAACCTTACCGGTGATGGTTCTACTAAAGATTTTTATGTTAAAGTTAAACCCCTTGAGCCTGCTTATTTGGTGTTGACTACCACATCTGGGGCGGTTAGCACTACTACGGGAACATCAACAAGTATTGCTATTAGTAGTACAGTGGGCACTACTACAACTAATTTGGCTCAAGGAACAGATTTTACTGTTGAAGAAAACTTGGGTATGATTCATTTTGTTACTGCCCCAGCTGCTGGGGCGGCAATTAAAGTGTCGGGTACCCATTACCGTTATTTTAGTAACAAAGACATCATTAGTTTCATTAATACTGTTATTACCCAGCACACGTATAACCGCACGGATAGCTATGGTCGCCAGATGACCATGGCTCTTTTGCCTCAGGTAGAGGAATATCCGGTTATTGTTTTGGCGTCTTGTGAGGCTTTGTGGGCTTTAGCAACTGATGCTGCATTTGATATTAATATTACTGCCCCTGATGGGGTTAACATTCCTAGAAGCCAGCGGTTCTCTCAATTGTCGGCGATTATTGCTCAGCGTAAAGAACAGTATCGGGAGTTGTGTGCTGCTCTTAATATTGGTTTGTGGCGCATTGAGATGGGTATTCTTCGTAGGGTTAGCCGCACTACTAATAAATTGGTTCCGGTTTACATGCCACAGGAAATTGATGATTCTCGTAAACCTGAGCGAGTTTATTTGCAGAATGATTTGATGGGTAGAACCCCTGTACCTTCTACTGCAGCTATTTATGACATTGTACTTACACAGGGTGACTCGTGGTCTGCGGTGTTTGATTTCCCCAATACTATGAATTTGACACAGTACACGATTGCTGCTCAGGTGAGGACATATCCGGAGTCGCCTACTTTGGTGGCAAATATGGGTGTGACAATTACTAATACTGCGGAGTCGAAGGTTACGTTGTCGTTGACGCATGATCAGACGGAGAGTTTTCCGCTCAAATCTTATTGGGATATGGAACTCACGCAAAGGGATGTTAATGGGAATGTGACGTTCCAGCAGACTTACGTCAAGGGTTTGGTGTTCGCTGATCGGCAGGTAACTGATGTCTGATGAAATTATTATTACTCCTCCTGCACCTATTGATATTGTAATAACTCCTACTGTTGGTGCGCCGGGTTCTACTGGTGCGACTGGCGTTTACACTTCTAGCATTGGCGTTCCTCCAACTGATACTACTCAACTATGGAATGACCTTTCTACTGACGCAAGTTCTCCGTATTCAGCTGCTAATGTTACATATTTTGGAGCACTTGGCAATGGTGTTCATGATGATACTTTAGCTATTCAACTTGCAGTGGATACGGGACAACCAGTTTATTTGCCTGCGGGCGATTACCTTATTACAAAACCTATTACGCTTAAACCATATCAAACATTTTTTGGTTCTGGCATCGGCTCATCAACAATTACCCTTGCTTCTACTTTTAGTGGTACGTATGGAATTGGTTGTATTGCTTCACCTTCTCCTACTTTTTGGTATGCAGTTACGATTAAAGACATTACAATTACTGCTCAGATAGGCGCAACTTGCACTCATGCTGTTTATTTGCGCGACGCAAATGATTGCCTTATTTCCAATGTAAGAGTATATGGAGTAATTTCTGGCGGATCAGCGTACCCGACTAACGGCATTACACTTGATTCTACGGTTCCTTGCACAGCAAACAAAATTGTAAATTGTTACATTCGCAATTGTGGTGGCAAAGGCGTTTACATTAACAACAATGTTACTGATACTCAAATGGTGGCAATAGATAGTGGCGCTTGCTTAGGTCCCGCATTTTATTTAGGATCGCCAAATAACCAACTGACTGGTTGCATTGGGTGGGGTTCTACAGTAGGTCTTTTTATTAGCTCATACGCATCAACCAATTGGATCAGCGGATGTCGGTTTGATTACAATACACAAGAAGGAGTTTACATTGAGGGTGCTAGCGGTGTGTCAACCATGACCACGATTTCCGGTTGTTTTATTTATAACAATTCTGCTGCTGGAAGTGGCACCCATCCGCAACTTGCTGTTAATTCATTGGGAAATCATATTGTTATTAGCGGAACAATGTTTGCAAACGCAAACAATACCGCGTCAGCAGCAATTAATCTTGCAAACGGACATAGTTACGTAACTATTACTGGTTGTGATGTTACGCAAGTACCAGCTGCGGGAATTGTTGGAGCTACTTCTGCCGCCCATGATATTGTTAATTCTTGTAATGGCGCTGTGAATGTTTAGTAAAGGAATTAAACATGTCTTTGCTTAAATACTACAATGCAATAACAGGGCAATGGGTTCCTATTGCTGTCGGCCCTATTGGCGCTACCGGCCCCACCGGTGCTACTGGGGCTACTGGTGCTACAGGCCCATCGGGAGTTATTACTGCAGCAGCTCCGCTTATTTACAACTCAACTGCACAATCTATTTCTCTTGATCAAACTGGGCTAAGCATCAATGCTACTCAGGTAGTGGGAACCGCTGCAATTCTTGGCGCAAATATTTTTACTGGAAAGCAAACGCTAAAACCGTCATCAACCACATCTGCGTCATTGAATCTTGCCAATGGCACGGCACCGACATCGCCAGTAACGGGTGACTTGTGGGCGTTGAGTGGTTCGTTGCAGTATCAGTCGTCGTTTGGTGCGCAAACTTTGGCGTTCTTGTCATCAAATATTACGGGCAACGCTGCGAGTATTACGGGCACGATAGCCGCGTCTCAAGTTTCAGGTACAGCAGCAGTTCTTAATAGTGCAAACACGTTTACTGCTAACCAAACTTTCCCCGGAATTACATCGTCTACTATTACTGCCACGCAAGTAACCATCACTGGCACCCCGTCAAACGCTACCGATGCTGTGACTAAGTCCTACGCGGATAACATTTCAGCGGGTCTTAATGCTCACGATTCGGTTTTGGCAGGAACAACTGGGAATTTAAGCGCAACTTACACCGCTGGAACAACCGGGGCTGATGGTGGTACTGGTGTTGGCGCATTTTTACAAGCAACTGCAAATGGTGCCTTAGTTGTTGATGGGGTTACTACCGCGTCTTCTCCGGCTATTGCTATTGGTGAACGTATCCTTGTTAAAGACCAAACAAGTGCATCTCAAAATGGTATTTACACAGTAACTGTAGTCGGATCATCCACAGCACCGTGGAAAATGACACGGGCAACGGATTACGATAACAGTATTGCTGGTGAGGTTTTTTCGGGCGATATCACCTTCGTTGTCTCTGGTGCTACGCAAGCCAACCTTGGTTATGTAATGAACAGTCGGGGAACGGCTGTAACCCCCGCTAATGGAATTAAAATTGGCACGGATACCATTAGTTGGACGCAGTTTTCTGGCGCCGCTCAGGTTGTTGCTGGAGCAGGTCTTACTAAATCAGCGAACACGCTTGATGCTGTGGGTACTACCAACCGTATCTTGGTAAATGCAGACAACATTGATATTTCCCCTAATTATGTGGGTCAGTCTTCTATCACTACTTTGGGAACAATTACTACGGGTGTGTGGAACGGCACTAATATAAATGCCACCCAAGTTACAGGTACTGTTGCTGCGGCTACTACCGCTGTTAATTTAACAGGAACTATTCTTGCCACCCAAGTTACAGGAACAGCGCTTACTCAAACTACAACTTTTGCCGGTGATGTCACAGGAACTTCTGGCACTACTCTTATTGCAACGAGTGCAGTCACAACCGTTAAACTTGCAGACGGCTCAGTTACTGCATCTAAAACAAGTAGCGCGTCACCTTCCACTAACTACGGGTCCGTAACTTCTGGTAATGGTGCTTCTGCCACTTATTGGGTAGATACTGGTGGAGTTATCACAAACGGCGCTACTTATGTTGCAACATCAGGTGTTAGTGGTACTGCTGGCCAGAATACAATACTTGTTAGTACTGCTGTAGCAGTTAACATTTTTAAAGGAATGTCGATTGTTGGTCCTAGCGGGTTCCTTGGCTCTGGGGTAACCGTCTCTTCTGTTAATTACATTACTGGTACCGTAACTGTTTCCGTAAATAATGTGAGTAGTACTTCAAGCGTCACATGTACTTTTAGTTCCAACTTGTACTATAAGAGTGCCACTAGTAGTCTTGTTCTTACCCCAACTGCTGGGTCGTACGCTACTGGAAGAATATTTAATTCATACACAGCTAACTTAAACTTAACTCACAATATTAATAGGTATGTTCTTAATGCACAACTAATAGATACTTACTCTAAAAAACCGTTTTCTTCGCAAGGTATTCAAGTTAACCCAGACGGCTCTGACCCTTCAAATAAAGCAACAATTGTGTGGAACGGCATGCTGCTGGGGCCAACTTATGGAGTGATCACTGCAACAGCTGGTATTCCGTATTATCGAGTAGACATGAACGCCGTTCCCATTATGGCCATTTCCGGTAATGGCACTACGGTAACTGCAACTGCTTCACATAATTTTTCGGTTGGGGATAAATTTAAAATTACTGGGACTGGAGCATATGATGGTAACCCCGATCCCCCCATTGGAGGAACAATAAGTGGTTTTACAATAACAGCAGTGACTAAAACATCATTCTCGTACGCTGCAGCCACAACTACTGCGTTTACAACAACGGCTACGTCATTAGCTACACTTAATAGTGGAGCAAACTATATCGCCCCGGCTAGTGGACTAATTGTTTATTTGGATATAAACTCCGGAAGTTTAAATATAGCATCAACTGTTGGGCAAACCACCTCAGTTCTTGCTACTTTAACTGCTGAACATGGTTTAGCAATTGGCGACACCGTTACAGTCACTGGGGCTACCGCAGCTCACCTCGTTACTGCTGGGCCAATTACATCTGTACCTTCCCCAACTCAAGTTGTTTATACTAAAAGTTCTGCTGGGACAGCCTCATCTACAGGCGGCTCCATGGCTATTGCCTCAGCTTATAGAACCGCGTTTACTCCACTTTACGGCACTCTGTATGACAGAAACGATTCTCAATATTACCTTACCCAATCAGCTTCTCCCGGAGCAGTAACAAATATGCCGGTTAAAATTTATTCAACTATTCCTTACGGTTCTTCCCTTAATTCACTTCGAGCGATTGTTGTAGGGTGATATAAATGAGAGCACCAGATCCTAATGCCGCCGGAGATGATAACTACACTCCACCACCGGCTCTTGCGCATATTAATCTTGGCGCTTATTTATTTGACCCACCGGGTGCTAATGATGGTGACGTCTATTACAACACTAACGCTAATTCTTTGCGCGTTTATGATAGGTCTCTTGCTTCATGGATCCAAGTTAGCGGCGCTATCACGGGTACTACGGCACCTACGACTATACCAACTTATCTTGGCCAAACTTATTTGGATTCTACAAACAAAATCAACTATATTGCGACTGGAACAACTGCAACTACTGATTGGAACGGTATTCCGTTTTTAAGTACTGCTAACACTTTCACGGCAGCGCAAACCATTACCCCGTCATCGGGTACAGCGTTGAGCATTACGCAGGCTTCGGGTGCCATTGGTTTGCGTCTACAAAATAATGCAACAACCGGAAACTTCATCGAAGGATTTGCATCAGACAACACGACTTCCCAGTTTCGTATTCGTGGTATTGCAGGTCAAATTGGTACTGGTTCTTTGATTACGGGAACATTGTTCGCCGCCAATCTTGACATACTTGGTGGGACAAACATTGGTGCAGTCATTCGTGGTTCATCATCGCAAACCGCTGACCTTCAACAATGGCAAGCAACTGGTGGAACGGTGCTTGGTGGTAGTAATGCGGTTGGTCAAAACTACACAGGCTCAACATCCACAATAAACGGTTCCACAGCGAGTATTAACCAAACTATTGCTACTGCGGCAGTTTCTGTGCAGTACCAAACTACTGCTGCACACAGTTACGGTGTCGGTGACCTTGTAACAATCACAGGTCTTACTACTGCGCAAGGACAGCCTGCAACTAACCCTGTTGTTATTACCGCTGTTACATCAACAACTTTCACGGCAACGGTTACATCAGGGACAACCGGCACATACACGGGTTTGACTGCTACGGCAACTGTTCCTGCGCAATCATCTATTACGGCTCGTAGCGCGGGAACTAAGGGTCTTGTTGTTCGTGGCGCTGCGTCACAAGTTAACAACTTGCAAGAATGGCAAGCCAACGACGCTTCAATTTTAGGTACATTTGGCCCTGATGGAAGATTGACTCTTTCACCCTCTGCATCTGGTGTTGGGCAAGTCATCAAGGTCAATGGTGCTGATGCGTTGCGTATTCGCAACAATGCTGACACAAGCACAATTGCCAACATTGACTCAAGCGGAAATATTTGGGGCAATATTGTTCGTGGTGGTTCTTCTGCATTAGACATTGGTGGAATTGTTTCGGGTCTTGGTTACAGCACAGGAGCAGTAAAAGCAGCGGTATTCCGTGGTGGTTCATCAGGTGGTGTTGGAACACAATACACAGACCTGATGCAATTCCAAACAGGTGCAACAGGTAACGCAGCACTTGGTGGAATCAACGCTGTTGGACAATTCTACAATGGTTCAACGCTTCCAACATCTTTTGCAACTGGTGGAACCATTCAGTCTATTGCCACTGGTGCTAACCCACTTATTACAACTGGTTCTGCGCATACCCTTTCTGTGGGTGATTTGGTTACTTTGGCTGGAACCACAGGTGGAACATACAACGGAACATTTATTGTTTTGTCTACTCCTTTGACAACAACATTCACTATTGCAACTTCGCTAACAACAGGTCAAGCGGGTACTGGTGGAACAATCACAGCACCTGCGCAAGCATCTATTACTGCACGAAGCACTGGAACTATTGGGCTAACGGTTTCTCCCATTAGTTCTTCGTCTGCTGAAGTTGCAAGGTTCTATCATGGCAATGGAAGCACATACAGTGGTTTTGATGCTGCTGCACGGTTCTTTGTAAGAACAAGTGGTATCACTCATGGAACCCCATCGTTTGCTGTCAACACTGCAAGTGATACTGCTATCGGTGCTGTTATTCGTGGTAACTCTGCAACACAATCTGCTGACCTTCAACAATGGCAAACATCAGCAGCAGCAGTAGGTACTCGCGTTGTTGCTGGTGGTGGAATCATTGCTGTTGAACCAATTGTTACTTCAACTGCTGGTGCTGGAACAACCACAACACTTGACTGTTCAACAGGAACCACATTCACTGTCACCTTTGGTGCAGGAAATGTCACAGGATTTTTGTTCACTAACCTTCCTGCTGCTGGTTCAGTCACCGTCACTCTCATTCTGAAACAGGATGGTACTGGTTCTAGGACTGTCACATGGTCAGGAACACAGGTCAACGGTTCTGCTACTAATGCCACACCTAAGTGGGCTGGTGGAACAGCACCAACACTCACAACCACAGCAAGTGCTGTTGATATTGTGACTCTTGTTATTAACCGCACTGGTGGTTCCACTGACAATGTGTACGGCTTCCTTGCAGGTAAGGCGTTCGCGTGAGTCGTCGTCTTGTCAATCAACCACCACAAGGTGGAACTATTCTTACTTTCAGTTGGGTATCAGATGGGTTCCTTGGACCCGCTGGAACAACCCTAGTATCCGCAACAGGTGGTAGTGGTAGCGGTGCAACATTCAATGTTATTCGCAGCGGTACGGGTGCTAATAGACCAATTTCAAGTGTTGTTCTTGTATCAGGTGGAACAGGTTATGCGGCATCAAATGTTTTATCTGCTGATGATGGTTCAGGTGTTGCAACTATTACTGTTTTGACCGTAAGTTAATTCAAAAAGGAGTGCAATGTGAAAGCCTACATTCCGGGCGGTAGATTTGACGCCGAGTTTGAGACGAACGACATTGTTTCCGGAATTACCTCAGATTTACGCAACCCTGTTGGTACACATGGTTTGTGGTATGTGTGGGTTGCTCCTGATGACACCACGGTGGCAACAGCAGGCCGGTCAGTTGTTGACCCTGTTTATGATGTGGGTCTTTATGACCCTGCTCCGTATGTTCCCGGTGAAACCCATGGTGGGCGTAAATGGCGCACCCCTGTGGAAGTGCCCATTGTTAGAGCGGTTATTAGTCAAGGTAAAAGCCAGTTAAGTGATCGTGGTTTTTATAACGCAGACATGTTACATTTGACATTTAACCGGGAAGAACTCATGGCGCTTATTCCAGATATTCTTGATAACCCTGATCCGTTAGACCGGGACCGTATTGTGTGGAAAGGTCAGGTATACCGACCATTTTTGTCCCAAGAACAAGGTATCATTTTAGAGCGGTATGTATTGGTTACGTTTGACTGTATTCAGGTTATGCCTGAGGAAATGGTCAATGACCCGCAGTTCCAAGCATACGCAAACTGATGGCAGACAGATGGGCGTGTGAATTGTGCGGAAAAACTTACGTCGTTACATCATTAGCGAGGGATTGTGAAGAAAAACACCTCAAAGACCTTTAAGGCATCTGATGGTAAAGAGCACCGGGTGTATAAAGATAAAGGCAAAGTTATGGTTGATCACACCGCTAAAAAAGGCGGTAAATGGGATAAAATTAATCTTACAGATAAAGCAGGCGCCAAAACTGTTGGTGAAGGCGTTAAGGCTGTTAAGAAGTACCACAGAAAGAATGGTTAATTATGGCTAAGGGTTTAGGGCGTCCAGCACGATTTGGTGGAACAGACTCTAAGTTTGGAACATCTCAGAAACCAAACGAGACTGAAGATAGTAAGAAAAAGAAAAAGCAAAAACTTGCTGTCATAATTAAGAAACGGGAAGAAGATAAAAGAAAAGGAAAGACCGCCTGATGGCAAAGGCATTTTGGGATAAGAAAGATCCGTCTGGTAAAGATAAAAGTCTTACTCCCAAGCAGAAGGCGTCTGCTAAGGCACGTGCTAAAGCAGCGGGGCGCCCGTACCCCAACCTAGTAGATAACGCGGCTGCGGCCCGTAAAAAGAAGGGTAAGTAATCATGTGCGCATCCTGTGGTTGCAAGTGCAAGTCTGGTAAGCCGGTTAAGGGTTGCAAGTGCAACTGTTCTACTTGCAAGCCAAAAGTTAAGAAGGCCAGTAAGTAATGGCTCTCAGTCATATTGTTCTTAGTCTCCCGGCAGCAACTAAAACTGCATTATTTACTGTCCCTTCAAAAACTATTTCTTGCCATGTCACTATTCAAAACCGGGATACGGCAGCTAGTTTAGCTATTGGTGACGCCACTCTTGGTGGTGTTACTGGGATAAATGCAGGTATTCATTTACCTTTAGCGGCGAGTGCTAATGCACCTACAACACTTCAATTTTGGATGAACCCCGGTGATGTGTTGTATGGGTACGCTTCCGCTATTATGACTAATAGTTGTATTGTTTTATACTCATCTCAAACAATCACTAACCCCAATTACGCACCACCGGTTGCTTAAAATGATTTAACCCCCGAAAGGGGGTTTTTTCATATACACTATAAATGGATCCCATGCGGGGATCTGATTTACCCTTGCGAAACAGTGCCCCTCCTCCCAAGGAGATATGCGATGAATGATCACCGTGAGTACTTTTACCACGGTATTCAGGATTCACAAGAGCATAAAGACTGGCTTCCTTGGGTATTTTTGGCGCTGCTTCTCAGGGGTAGGGGAAAATGAAAGACTTTTTCAGTAAAGCCTTTAATGATGCAACGCCTGACCTTAACGAATTTTTTCAGGCATCCGCCCAGCAGCATGGTTGGCCCAACTCAGTGGCTAAAGAATTAAAAATTAAAGTGGACGCTGATGGTGTTCACGCTGAATATGACGCTAATCTGGAAAAAGAAATAGAAAACCTTGAGTACGGTATGTTGCAGTCCCCAGCTAAAGCGGCTTTGCGTAACTTTTCGTACGAAGCGGACAAGATTTTAGACCATGTGCTCACTTATCGGGGTGCGGAAGCACTAATCGATAAGGGAGTGATTGTATGACTTTTGTTATTTCGGAAGACACCGCCTTAAAAACGTACCTTGCTGGTATGACTGTTTCGGATGAAAAAAACCCCACAAGACCAGTAAAGGTTTGGTTTGGGTACCCGGACATTGAACTTCGTACGCAAGAGTTCCCTTTTGTTGTTATTGAACTCATCGGTGTTCGCCCAGCGTATGACCGCATGCACTCGGGCGTGTTTACAGACGTGGATATGCAGGGCACTGTTGCCCCATCAATTTTTGCCACTGCGGGAACTACTACGGTGTACAATACATACACGTATGAGGTTCCGGTTCCTTATGATTTGTTGTATCAGTTAACTACTTATTCGCGTCACCCGTTACATGATCGTGCTCTTATTTTGCAGATGCATCAGAAGTTTCCTTCTCGCCGTGGGTTTCTTAAAGTACCTAACCAGTTGGGCACGCAAAATGCTTACCGGCACATGTTTTTAGAAGGGTTTAATAGACGAGAAATAGCAGATGTAGAAACTTCTGGCTCAAGAAGACTGCTTACTAACGTGTATACTATTAGAGTAATGAGCGAAATGACCCCAAGTGTTGTTGCAAGCGCAACTGGGGCAGTTTTGAACGCCGCTGTTAATAAAACTCCGTTGCAATATTCGGTCCCCCAAGGCAAACAATCTATTTAATGACCTTAGGAGAGAACAAGAATGCCAGCATATAACAAGCCCGGGGTGTATGTTCAAGAAAACCTTACGCCTAACATCCCTGTGTACACCGATTCGGCTATTAGCACGGCGGTGTTTATTGGTGAAGCGGAACGTGGACCGACATCCAGCACTTCGGCGACACTTCTCGGTGTTCCTACACTTGTTACAAGCTGGGCGGATTTTTGTACAAAGTTTAACTTTGGGTCTGGGGACACGGTGTTCTCTGACACTTACTCTCCCACAGCAAATGCACGCGATCTTAGCTACGCGTTGTACACATTCTTTAACAACAACGGTAGTCAAGCGTATGTTTTGCGCACACCGTTGAAAGATTCAACAACCGCATCGTCGGTGTTTTACACGTTGTCAACAACATCTGCTAGCGTTAGTGGTAGTGCAACGGCGACTGTGACATCAACTTCTATTACAATGAAGCTGGTTAACGGTATATCTGGAATTACATCAACATCTAAAGGTTTGGTTACTTTAGGCGGAATTAATGCTACGCTTAATAAATCGTGGCCTATATTTTCTGTAACAGATTCTACTAGTTTTGTGTTATCTGGGACGAGCTTGACGGCAACTACTATAACAACTGCTACGGGAGTTGTTGCAACAGCCTCCGTTGTATCCACTAGTTCCGGTGCTTCGTACACTGTTTCCGCTAAAAATGCGGGCGCATGGGGTTCCAAAATGTGGGTCAAAACATCTGTTGGAAATGGTGGCACAGGTTATTTTGACTTGGCGGTTTACTACAACGCTGCCGGTGCCACTGGGGATAACTTAAATGCCGCTAATGATTACCGTGTTGATTTTTGGCCAAATGTGAGCCTGAACCCTTCTGACCGTAACTATGGCCCAACATATGTTGTTTCAGACTGGGTTAACTTTGCTACAACAGTGACTTCATCAGGTGTCACCCCATGGTACACATACTTCCTTAACACTGATGGTTCAGTTACTGCTGGTCCGGTGGCTTTGGGAACAACAACAAACCAAATTAACTCTAACTGGAGTACCGGTGTTGATGGAACGAACTCCGGATCAGTGGCAGTTATTGCAACAACTGCTTCCCAATTGGATACTCTTACCGGCCCGTTGACCATCAACTACGCAGGTAAAACAGATACCACAAGCATTGACGGATTAACATTATATTCCGCTACTCGTGGTGATTCGTTTGTTGTGATTGATTGCACAACCCCTACACCAACTGTGGCTATTGGTACAGCGGGTAGTTATAGCAGCACTAACGGGTCTTATGGTGCAATGTACTACCCGCAGATTAAAATCAACGACCCAGCCACTAAGGGCACATCGTTGAAGTCGGTTTATCCGGGCGGGGCTGTGACAGCCGTGTATTTAACAACAGACACATCTAGAGGTGTTTACAAGGCGCCTGCGGGAACAGGTGCAGGGTTAAAGTCTAGCCTTGTTGTTGATGTTGCAACTGTCCTCAGTAGTGCTGATTTTGATGCGGTAAGTAACGCATCTTCGGCACTTAATATCATTAGATTAATCCCGGGTGCAGGGTTCTGTGTTATGGGTGCAAGAACACTCAAGCAAGGTACTACGGATGACCGGTACGTCCCTGTTCGTAGAACGTTGAACTACCTTCGTCGTAGCCTCACTAATATCACACAATTTTCGGTATTTGAACCTAACGGACCGTTGTTGTGGTCGCAAGTGGATTCAGTTGTTGAAAACTTCCTGTATAACTTCTGGAAGCAAGGCGGTCTTGCAGGAAACACTGCCTCCCAAGCCTACTACGTCAAGTGTGACGCAACCACTAACACTTCTGCGGCACAGGCTGCGGGAGAACTTCGTATCGAAGTAGGCGTTGCTTTGCAGAAACCGGCTGAGTTTGTGGTCATCAAGCTCAGTCAAATTCAAGGTGGCACTACCGTAACTACGTCAGTCTGAGGAGATAAATAACCATGGTAGCTGAAAATCCAACAACAGCGATTAGTCGGTTTTCGACTATTCAGACTGATCCGTTACGTAATTTTCGTTTCCGCGCTGACTTTTCTGTGGCGGGAGGTGCAGCGTTTGATAACCGTATCACTAAGTTCAGTGGTGGTTTTCAAAGTGTGTCTGGGTTAAACCTGACGGTGACACCAATTCCTTATCGTGAAGGTGGGTTTAACACTACTGCTCATCAAATTCCGGGAATGACTAACCTGCAACCTGTCACGATGAGTCGTGGTGCGCTGTTTGGTAATGATCAAGCAATTACATGGATGCGCGGATTATTTGCCGTCACTTCAGGTGAAGGTTTAGACCTTGGTGTTACGCAATCTCCTTCGGCTAAAAATTTCCGTTGCAACATCAAAATCTATGTCATGGATCACCCAAACTCTGATGTGGAAGTTAACACCCCACGTATGGGCTTTATTGTTCGTAACGCTTGGCCAACATCGTTGAACTTCAGTGATTTGAACGCCCAAGAGAACGGTCTCATGTTTGAAACTATTACCTTCATCCATGAAGGTCTTAGCGTCTTCTACACCAACACTGACGGTAGTCCAGCCGATTCAACGTACAGTTTGAACGGCGTCTAATCTAAGGAACACTTATGGAAACTATTTCGAATAATGTTAAAGATGTGCAAGATTTGGCGGCACAATTTGAGACCCAAGGAAAAATAACAACGCGATTTCCTGACTCATTAGACGTTGAACTGCCCGGTGGTTTTATTGCAAAAGATGGTTCTGTTGTAAAGTTTGCTACAGTACGAGAACTGACGGGTGCTGATGAGGAAGCAATCGCAAGATCCTCTGTTAAGGGATTAACGCTTAACGCTATTCTTGTTCGTGGTTTAGATAAATTGGGTTATAACACCCCCACGTTGGAAGACATTGATAACCTTTTGGCAGGTGACCGGGACGCAATTCTGCTTGCTATTAGACGAACCACGTTTGGTAAAAATGTTGATGCAAAAGCAACATGCACTAGTTGTGCTGCAGCGCAGGATATTACGCTTGATCTTGAAACAGATATCCCTAACCGTGAGTTGTCTGACCCTGTACAGGATCGTATTTTTGAAGTTGAATTAAGGGCGGGTAAAGCGGTTGTTGGGTTACCTAACGGTCTAACCCAGAAAAAAATGATGGAAAACTTTGAAAAAACAACAGCAGAGTTAACTACTTTATTTTTGAGCAGTTGCATTATTTCAATCAATGATGAACCGTCTATAGGTTTATCTAGTGCTTTAAATCTTGGTATCCTAGATAGAGAACTTATTATTTCCGAGATTGTTGACCGCAATCCCGGCCCACGCCTTGAGGCGGTGGTTAAGGCTTGTAAGGCATGCGGGAATGATATTGAGTTCTCGCTCAGCCTAGCCGATTTGTTTCGTTTATGACGAAACTTTTTACGAATCACTAATGGACCAATACGAAGTACTACTCCGAGCAAAATTTGGTTTAACACTTTTTGATGTTAAAACAATGTCTATGCGCGAAAGAATTAATTGGGTAGAAAGGTCCATGAGGCAGGTGAATAATGGCTACTGATGATGCCGCGTCTAGGCGAGCTACAATCTCAAACCTTAAAGATGTTGTCACTTCGGTTGATCAAAAGTTTGACAGCATTACTGCTAAAGCTGCTAAGTTTTATACTTCTATTCAACAAGCGGCGGATAAATTAAAGTCTATTTCCGGTAGTAGTGGCGGTGGTGGGTCTGCTAATACTGGCGGTGGATTTTTTGGCGGTGGCATGGGTGCAGGTACCTTTGGGTACAACGCTGCTGGTCGTGCAGCAATTGGTAGTCAAGATTCTGCGGGAACCCTGTTGGAAGGCACTAAAGATTATAAATACACAGGTTTTCAAACTGCTATTACACAGTTTGCTCCTGATGTACTAAAAGGTGGAGCATCAGCTTTAGCGGCTGCGGGAATGATGGCTATGCCGTCTGTTCCTGATGCGCTGCAACTTAACCTTCTTGCTAACCGTCAACGGTTTTACGGCGGTGCCGGTGGAATTACGGGAGGGTTTTTTACTAGCGCAAAACTTGCGCAAATGGGTACAGCTACCAACTCAATGGACGCTGCCTATGCTGCCAATAATGCTATGGCTTACGGGTTTATGCCAGCCAATGCGGGAGCATACGGTAATGCTTTGGGTGGCGCAGCATTGTTTTCTAACTTAAGGCCGGGGAGCGGTCTGCAAGGCGGTATGCAAGCAGTAGGTGCGTTAAACCAAGCCCGGTCAGTCAACATGCTTCGAATGATTGGTATTAACGTTAGAAATAATGATGGCACTGGGTTGCGCAATGTTGAAGACATTGTTAATCATTTGTGGAAAATTTTAACAAACGCTAATAATGGTAAACCCCCCACCAGAGCCGATATTTCTATTTCGGCAATGTCAGGTAATGCTTTAGATAGCATTTTAAACCAATATTTTAGCGGAGATGAAAATCTTCGACTTTCAGTGTTAACTGCACTTATTCAAAAAGCATCTGGTGGTGGTTTAGACATTGCAAGCCTTGAAAAAACAGGCGCAACAACACGAGCAATTAGAAGCACAGCAGAGATGAACGCTAATATGCTTGCTTCTAAACAACTTTTGTCTGCACCTATTCTTCAAGGAATGATGGGAGCTAACAAGTTAGGTTCACAAGTACTTAATCTTGTTGGAAAAGCAGCAACATCAAAAAATGATAAAATATCGGGTGCAGTATCTAAAGGCGTACAGCTAGCTGGTTTTGCTGATGCATTTGGCGGTTTAGGGGATGGTGCGGGAGGTTTGATGCTAGGAGGTCTTAGTAAAGCAACTGGAAGTATATTGGGTGGGTTTGCTAGTCTGAACAGTGCTGTTGAGGGCGGTTTAGCCCCAGAATTGTTAAGTAATTTAGGCCCATTTTTAACAACTGGTGGTTTGGCCCTTGAAAGTGGTGGGCTGTCTAACGTAACCGCTGGAAAAGATGTCAACATGAACCCCAGCAACGCTAGAAGTCTTTTACCTGCAACTGGTGGTCAAGTAGTAATTAATGTGAATATGAGTGGTGATTACGAAACCGGTATTGATGCAGGTAACGCAATAGCTAAATACTTGCTGCAAGCAGCGAAGGCGAGCTGACATGACAGGAACATCAGGGAGTTACACGTCCCGAAACCCAAGCCTTGCGCAACTTTCTGGCAGTTGGAACTCGGCACAAGCATCTGCTGCTACCTATGTTTCTCGCCCAGTATCCCCTGAAGTTTTACGCCGGGTAATAAATTCAGTATCGGGTGGCACTATTAATGCGCCAAAAATGTCAAAGATACCTGATTTAAAAAACACGTTAGATAGCCGGGTGTTCAATAAGAACACCATCATGGCAGATAAAACAGATTTGTCTAAGTATTCATGGAACTTGCCGCCGCACCAATGGAGCAGGCCCGTTGACCCCAGTCAGTATGACAACATTATTGCTGATGCTCAAGGCTGGGATAAAGCATCTAATCCTGTGAATAGGCGCGGTCGAATTTACTGGTATTCACGGGTTGACACTGCGGTCACGGATTCAAAGTCAAAAAATTACGGCACAAGTTCTGATCCACGTTACGGTTTTCAATTTATTTGGAATCCGGAAAGCTTCTCTACTGGTGTGTCTGTAAATCTTGATATTACTCCTACGGCTAAAGATAAGTTTACTAAAGTTGTGGGCGCGTTCCCTAGCGGTGAGTCTTTATCAGTTGCTGTTCTACTAGACAGAACAAACGATATGTATTGTTTGCGATCACATAACAGTAGTACAGCATCGTTTGTCACCAATTATGATTCTTTTTACGAGTTTTATCGCGGGCACTCATTTGAAGATTTTACTTCAGGTAAAGCATCTAGGGAGTCGTTTAGTAAAAAGATAAGTGAGCTGCAAACTTTAGGAACAATTGCTGATGTTGAATACTTGTACAAAGCAATTAACGGCCCGGGGTGGAAAAACCCAGCATCAGGAAGAGAAACATCAGACATTGGCTTTTTGTCGCCCACTTTGTTGAAAGTTGAGATAGGTCCATTATCTTATGTTGGGTATATCTCTAGTATCAGCGTTAACCACACGTCGTTCACTAAAGGCATGATTCCAATTCGTTCAGTGGTAAATATTTCGTTCAACTTGATGGCAACTGCTGGTATTGCTTCTGGTGGGGAGTTGGTGAGTCAATGAGTGACATTTATTCTAGTTCGCGTTACGCATCTGCAACCATGGACTTTATCTCAGTTAATGACTCTAATACGGTCACTCCAGTTTTATTTTATAACTTTGATGATGTTTATAACACAAAGTACTCTGTTCATTACTATGCAAAAGGTCAACGACTAGATCAACTGTCGTTTATGTATTACGACCGCCCTGATTTGTGGTGGGCAATTGTTGAGTACAACCCTGAAGTGAAAGACTTTTTTAATATAACCCCGGGAACCCCTTTGAGGATTCCGAATGTTTAATTATGTGAACATAACTTTTGCTACTAAGGGAGCCGCTGTTCCTCCTGAACGTATCTCAAGTTTTGTTTTGCAGTCGGATCGTTACGCTCACGAGATTGCCATAGTGAAATTTCGTGATTGGGAAGTTCCCTATGAGGCGATTAAACCCGGTACTCCTGTGTTGTGTGTGTTAAAAAGCCCTGAGGGTAAAAGAAACTTTTATTCCTACGTTCACCATGTAAACCCTAGTTACACTCCCGGTAAAAGATTTACAACAGTTGTTCTTATTGGTGCATCGTATGTTATGAAACAAGCTAGGCAAAAAATATTTACAAATGTTACTGCGGATCAGGTTGTTAAAAAGATAGCAGCTTCGCATGGGTTTGCTGCTGAGGCTGAGCCGCACCCGCGTGTTTATGATCAAATTGCACAGGCTGGGCATACCGATTTAGAGATTATGGTTCGCTTGGCAAAACAATCAGGTTATTCGCTCAGAATTAAAGATACTACTGTTTATTTTCGCCCTCAAGCGTACGATTATGATGTTTTAAAAACTAAAGCCCCAACATTTGTTATGCGGTCCACCGGTGACCCTACGGGGTCTACATTGTACGCGTTTAATCTCACTGCCGGTGAGTCTATTTTTTACCGGGATTCCATGAAAGCTGCGGTGGCTGTTTCCGGTGTAGACCCCTTGACATTAACTGCCCTGTCTTACACGAATCAAAACCGTTCAGCTGCTTTGCGTGAAAATCAAACTTCTGAAGTGTTTGACAGGTTTGCTACAGATATCACCGCCCCCGGGTTTGCGCCTGCTTTCTATGAGGCGTTAGCGGCTGATGCTAGGAACAAGTACCCGTATCGGGCAAAAATAGTGGTCACTGGTCACCCAGAAATTACCCCAGATATGCCTGTTTATTTAGATGGCCTTGGGACTCAATACTCTGGGTATTGGATTGCGTTAAATGTTGAGCATAAAGTGTCAGAGTTTTCGTTAAACGAATTTAATTTTACTACCACTATTGAGGTTGGTGCTGATTCACTGGGTCAAGCAAAGGTGACACCAGAGGGTAATGCAGCACGAGTTCCTAATGTAAACACAAGTATAATGGTTTCACCAACAACTGCTAAAAAAAGGTCTGTTAATAGGACGGTGTTAACATCATGAGCGCGTATAACACTAAACATTTTTCTTTCACTAAAAACAGAAAACCTATTGAAACAAGTACTGTTGAGGAAAGTTTTCCAAGGTGGACTCACTATCTTCATGGGTATGAGGTTCCTGCGGAAACCCGTCGAAGTAAAATCATAGTGGAACGATTGGCGCGTAGCAATGTCCTTCGTTGATACTATTAATAGAACTAATCATGATAAAAAGTTTTACGGAATTTATCGCGGTGTTGTTGTTGACGCGTCTGATCCGTTAAAGAAAAACCGCCTTAAAATAGTTGTTCCACAGGTAACTGGTAGTGGGGTAACTAATTGGGCGTGGCCTTGTCTTTCGGTTGCCGGGGTTGCTAACTCTTTTCCTAATGGTGTTTACGGGTCATTTCAAAGTTTTGTTAATCAATCTACATCCGCTGATAACACAGGCACCGCAATGACGTTAGATGTTGTGGACGCGGCTAATGGCGTAACAATAGTTGACAATTCAAAAATTATGGTTAATCAAACTGGTTTGTATAACATCCAATGGTCAGGTCAGTTCCAAAACACAAACAACCAGCTTCATGACGTATCTGTTTGGATACGTAAAGGTAACGACGGCGGTACAGGCGAAGATGTCGTAGGTAGTACGGGTTTTATTTCCGTGCCAAATACCCACGGTGGTGTAGATGGTCATACTGTTGCTGGGTGGAACTATTTAATTAACCTACAAAAAAACGATTACATTCAGCTTTATTGGTTAACTGAGGCGCACACTAATGTGACTTTACAAACTTATGCGGCAGTAACTACCCCGGCTGCAGCAATACGGCCATCTACAGCAAGCCTTATTGTCACTGTTACCCCTGTTTCTACTCCACTATCTGCTGCGGGTAATGGCGTGTGGGTTATGTACGAAGGCGGGGATCCTAACTTTCCTGTGTGGATGGGTGTTTTTGGGTCTGGTGGGGATGTACCAATTTTTGCGCTTTCTGATTTCATCATGGATGGGGGAAGTGTTTAACTATGGCTGTTGTTAGAGTTAAATTTAGGCGGGGAACTGATGCGGAGTGGTCTGCTAAAAATCCTATTCTTCTTGATGGTGAAGTTGGCGCGGTCACTACAGGAACTAATAAAGGTAAGTTTAAAGTTGGTGACGGAGAAACCGCGTGGAATGATTTAGCGTTTGCTGTCGGATCGGTTGGTCCACAAGGCCCACAGGGACCAGCTGGTGCAAATGGTGCAACTGGTGCAACTGGTGCAACTGGTGCTAAGGGTGATAAAGGCGATACTGGTGCCACTGGTCCGGTAGATCCACAAGCGTCAGTTAACGCTGCTAATGCACTAACTACTGCCAATAATGCTTTTTCTAGCGCTACTGCTGCTGTTCTGTCAGCTAACACCGCTGTTGCATCTGCCACTGTTGCGTTCCTGCAGTCCAACACTGCAATCGCTAGCGCTGCAACAGCTATCGCTACAGCGAACACTGCGTTCACGCAGTCCAACACTGCAATCGCTAGCGCTGCAACAGCTATCGCTACAGCGAA